TCACACTGCATGATGCGCCACATCTCCTTTCCTCTCCTGTATTTTATCGAATGTTTCGAGCAGCTTAGTTTTCCGCTCGCGTTCTTCGAGCTTACCTAACATCTCTTTGAGCTCGTCCGCCGTTACCAGAAACGCGAACGCTTTCAGAAACTCCTGCCACGGTTCCTCGTCTAAGTCCTCGATGGCGCGGATGATCTTTTCGTTCGTGGTGTATTCTTTCTTTAACTCTCGCGCCGCCTCGCTCATTAGCATTGTCATTTCATACGCTTTCGCGCTGAATTCTGCGCCGAAGTCTTTCATTTTGATACCTCGTTGTCTTCTTCAAATTGCAAGTTCCTTTCTCGTATTCTTCTCGCTATTTCAAGCAGATATTTTTCTTTGCAACTGTCGCATAAGAACCCGTGGTCACCTGGATTAGCACCTATCAAAGTGGGATCGTCAAAATGTATTTGAACTATTATGTTTTTCGAAGTGTCCGAAACATATTGAAATAAAAGCTTTTCCGTTTTTATTCTTTCTTTGTCTTTGTGATCAAATACGCCGTTTACTGACATTATTTCTTTTTCGCAAGCGGCGCAATACATCGTTTCGATTATGTTTTTCTTTATCATTCTTTCCTTCTTAACACGGATAACCCTCTCTGAAGTTACCGTTTATATCTGTATAAAAAAAGCTGTTAAATATCTGACTTTCGCATTTTTCGCCGTTCGACACCGAAGGGCATTTATAAATATCTCCGACCTTCGGGCCGTTATGGCCTTTCATGTAATAGTCGTGATAAACCAATTCTTCACCGCAGTATGGGCAGTTCATTATGTTTCTCCTAATAAAAAGAATTTTTATTCATCCATTGTTTGAAAATAATCACAAGAAGAACTAAAACGGTTATGAAATAATAGACTTTTACCATGTCTAAATCTTCATATTTTAGCGCGTTCTTCTCTAATTTTTCCTGCTCCGCTCTGCGAGGCCCCGCTATGATCTCTGATGTTGTATAGAAATGTTCATTATAATACGGCGTTCCGGCGGCGTCTCTGGCTTTAAATAACGCCCAATCTTTTATTAATATGGCTTCGTCAGTAGTCATTCCAGATTTGCCGATAAATGTATTATCTGTTGGGATTAATACCGGCTCGTAAACATATGTCGTTGGCACTATTTCCCCACCGTCCTTATCGTCGGCACCTTCGCCGCGCAGTCCTTACAGATCGTTAATGTTTTTACCTTGCCGTTGCAGATGAAGCAGTTATTTTTGTGCATTTTTGTCTCCTTATCCAATTAGCTTGATTACAATTTTGCGAACAGTAGTTCCGTTCATCCGGCGGATGACATTTATAGATCACGCGCTTGCAGGTCGAACATTTGCACTTATATTTCTTTTTATAGCCGTCCGGATGGCTGTTATTGTTCATTTCTCAACCTCTTTCTTTTCCCTCTCCATTTTCAGTTCCATCCATTTCGCGAAGTCCACCTGCTTCGCGATCCGCTGATGCAGGTCGGGCCAGTTCCGCTCCGGAACGCCCTGCAATATGTATTCTTCGTAAAGATATTCGCAGCATACCTGGACCATTCCGTCTGTCATTTCTTTTCCTCCGCCCTCTTCAACATACACGCGACGCACACATGGCTTCCGTCGTGCAGTTCGATTAAATTACTGTGCGGGCCCGCTTTCGTCTCGGCGGTGCCGCAGGTTTTGCAGTGGTTAAGATATTTCATAGGTCACCTTCGCGATATTCGTTCATTTTATTTTTGTGGTAATTAGGATTTTTTTCGTAAAACCTTTTGAGATATCCTTTATTCTTTTTTTTACGCTCGATCTCGGCGCACGGCTTGCAACGCTTATGAACGTTGTTTATGCGTTCGGTGATAGTTTGACAGTCTATACATATTATAAAATCCATTGAACATCACTCCGCTTCATTTACGAGACCTATGAAGTCTTCGAAAGAGAAAGCTTTTAAGAAGTGCCCTCTTACATAAAATCGAATGTTTTCATCAATCGGATCGTTAACTGTCACGGTCATTTGCCAATCATTAGGTAAATTAATGCTGAATTCTTCGCTGTCTGCTTCTATTCTCATTAAAACGGCTCCCTTGTTTTTAAATGTTCACTTAAAGTTATTTCCGTAACGGGCTTGTATTTTACCTCTCCGAGATTTACGACAAGTTCCGGATTAAAACAGCGTTTGAACACGTCGTAAGGAACGGGCCTTAATCTCATGTGTTTGAATGCGGTTAATTTATCAACCTCGGTTTCGAGAACGCCTGGATTAGATTTCTTTATAACTCCCCTGAATAGCCTTGCAAATGTTTGACGCTTCATATCGCCGAGATTATTCCATTTACAGAATTTAGTATATTCTTCGTAAAGTTCGTGACATTTAGCTTTTTCGTGCTCTACGTTCGACCAATAAACGTATTCACTCGCGAACTGCCAGACGGGATTATTCAAATTGTGCTCACGCTGGCTTCGGCGAATGAGACTTTGTGGAATGACCAAAGATTTTTTCTGCATCACTTGTTGAAGGCCTTCCATGGCCCAGAGAAAAATGCCGTCGGCCTCTTCGTATAACTTTTGTCTTAAATATGGATCTTTGTTAGGACTGAGATTAAAATCAACGTCGAAATGAATGAACGCTATACGCCTTTCGTACCCGGTGGATCTATCAGCCGACACGACAGGATTATTAGAGCTGAATATGAATTTACAAAACGGCCTGAATTTTATCGGATCCTTATATAGCCCTTTGGCTGTTATATCATCACCCGAAACGACCTGTTTGAATATCCCATCTTCGCTGAAAAACATTTTACTATCGATTTCAGTGCATACGTTTAAAAGTTTATTTTGAAGTCGGATAAGGTAAGGATCCTTAAGATTTGACATAGAAACGGAATCGTAGTTTTGTTCACCGATAAGATGCTTTATTACGTCAACGAATACGCCTTTACCATTGGCGCCATCGCCGCGGAGTATGAGGCATAATTCGTGAACATTCTGAGGATAGAATATATATCCGACGTACCGTTGAAGAAAGTCGATATAGTCTTGAGTATTTTCCGGAAATATCTCTTTCAAGAAGTTCAACCAGCGCGGACATTTAGCCTCTGGTTTGTAGGACACATTGAGCTTATAAAAGAAATAGTCTTTATCCGTTAATTCCCTAAGCGATTTTGTTTGAGTATTGAAGATCCGGCCGTCGTTCATTAAAAATTCAACGAACGCCTTGCCTTCGTCTATTAGCTCGTTTACGTTCCTACGATTTCTAATGAGCGAAACAACGTTATTAATGATTTTGTTATCAAATTCGCCGACAGTCATAAGATTAGACATGGCGGTTCTTAAATTCGCCTCGTCATAAAAACCGTAGAATTTTTCAGAATTCTTTTTATAAAATATTGATTTATGACAGATGATATTATTTTGTAATGAATATGCCTCGGCTCTTTCATTCGTCATTTCTTTTAATTTAGAAGCCTTGTTTGCGGGTTTATCGTTTGTTTTGTTTTCTTTCAGACTTAGAAGAGCGCTTAAAAGATCCTTTATATTGTCCAGATGTCTTTCTTCGAGGATCTTAAAAAACGCGCCTGCGCGTTGTGCCTGGTCAAGATTTTTAGAACGGTCAAAATTAGCCTTTGTTTGACCTGCGTTATATTCGCCCTCGTATATGTCTTCGAATATGTCTTCCACCGTGGGAAGATCATAGCCAAGGTTACGAACGAGAACGCCCATGAACATCATGTCTATGTGTTCGTTGCCTTGAAGATCTTTATTTTTGTAAGCCCATTTTAATTGGAAGACAAGAGCTTTTTTTATTTCTTCGACGTTTTTAAGATCTATTGGACGAAATTCTTTCGGGAGCTCGATGAGTTCGGAATTTTCACAGAAGTTTTCCCAGCTGCGTCCGGGCGTCGGCGCGACGATGATATTGCTTTTACCGCCGACGCGATAAGTTAAATGCAATCCGCATTTCGATATAGCTTTTGGCGTAGATCTGATTTTTTCCATCTCATCTTTGGGAACGAGATAGACATAATGGCGCCCGTTATTGGTATTATGAATTCCACATTTACCCTTATATCTTTTATTGATCTCGTAATATAAGTTTTGTTTCGACGGATGCCCGTCCACGTCAACGGCCATTAAATATTCCGGCATTACTACCGCAAGCCAGCCACCTTCGTCTAACCATTTTTGACAGGCATCGAGGCTTTTGCCCTCGGACTTTTGCCAGGCGTTTCCGACGGGTTTTTTAGCTATGGCATAGGCCATATCGTTTTTAAGATCGCGAAACTCATTGCGAGATGAGTAGCCGGTGGAATGTATAACTTTGTAGCCGTTTTTTATGTATTTCTGATAAAGTTCACTTAGCATTACTCATCCTTTCCCGCACATATTCGAGGCTTGCGGCGTCCGGGTCGATCTTATTTGCTTTCGTTTTGTAGTATTCATAAAACGTTCTTAATGCGTCGAAACATTGTTTTTTAGTGTTATCGCCGGTCAGTGTACCGACGTACATCTTATGAATATCCTCTTCATATTTTGCCGTTAAATAGTCGTTATAATCGCCGAAGTAGCCTTCTGTTTGAAGCTTCAAATACATCTTGCCGATCTGATCTTGGATATGGCAATCATCGTGTTTCTGCGTTTCGGTTTCGGCTATGGGCGCAACGAACATTCGAACATCACCTTGACTTGTTCCAAACTTGTGGCAGTGAACGCTATGCCGCCGGATGCCTTTATGCGTTCGATAAACGTTGTCTGCAAGGCGGTCGGTTCTTCGCCGGGTCTTTTTACCTCTATGGCCATGAACCGCCCTTCCGTGCACGCGAGGATGTCGCTGATGCCGCTACGTTGGAATGGGTTCGCGCTTATTTTTACGGCGTGACATCTCGGCTGCGCGTTCAGCCAGGCTAATATCTTTTTCTGAATATCTTTCTCTAACATCGTTCACCTCGGGCCGAGGCCCGAAGGCCCCGGAGATTTTATTTAGAAAGGATTCTCTTCTGTGCCGTCGGCTACGGTTGACGCCGCCGTTTCTATATTCTTGTGCATCGCGGTCGCGAACGTCGCGGCCAGTTTATTATTGCGTTCGTACACTTCGCGCGTTTCGACCAGGCCTGCGTCGGCATACTGGACCGTGCTATACGTCATGTTATTCTTAATTTCCTTTTTCAGCGTCAGTTTGACTTTCACGCCGCAGAGAGGAACTTTTCCATATTTGCTGGCGAGGTTAAGTGCGAACGGCGTCCAATATTTTATGCTTGTGGCCGACGCTTTCAAGTGATAAGGCATATCGCCGCGGCCCTCGATGTAGATAAAGAGATTAAGGCTTGATTTGCAGGCGGTCTTTTTGGCCTCGGCGTCTTTGACGTTAAGATAATTCAGCGGGCATTTCTCGCAGTTGGTCGAATACTTCGAACCGCTCTTACCGTCGGTGCTCACGCAGTCCGGTTTCTTTTCTTCGTCGGTCTTCTGTTCCGATATGAGGCCGGCCCAGTGCGCGCGCCCCGTAGTCTTGCCAACGATGTAGCCGGTGATCTCTTTCTGGACGTCGTTGTCGTCGCCGTTCATTTTGAACATCGCGACCTCTTTGAGGATCTCGATCTTAGGGAGTTTGACGTAGTCCGCGGTATCCATGATCGAGTTATCCTGGCCGAACTTTTCTCCGAAGAGAGCCACCATATTATTCTGATCTACTTTTGCGAGTTCTTTTATCATTTTTACTTCCTCCTGAATTTATTTTCTTAACGATAATGTTGCGCGTTCTTCGTAATCGAGGCCGTTCTCGTGAGCTTTTTTGAGCAATTCGCTCTCGGGGCCTAACTCGTTGGCGAACGATTGGAGCGTCATATAGTTGACTTCCGTTTTTATTAAGTGTTCGTGTCCGTTATCTTTTAAAAATTGAGCGAATTTGATAAAATCCGTTATTTTAGCTACCAATTTATTTGAGGCGGCGAGCGTTCCGATCTCTTTAGATTTGAATGACGTAAGTCCTTGTTCGAGCATCTTGTCTATCAATTCTTTTTCAGCTATTTTTATTTCTTTTTCCAGACGTTTTGTTTCATCCGAATGATAATCCTTATCATCGCGAAGTTTTTTATACTTGGTAGCTAAGTCTTTTATTGTAATTTGTTTTTCTTCTGTCATTATTTCCCTCCCAAGAAAATATCTCTTAATTCGTTTTTATCTACGATGGCGGCCAGGTTTTTCTTATCTCTTAACTTCTGTAATATGCGCTCTTCGATGCTGTTTTTAGTTATCCAGTCATAATAGATCACCGAGTTTTTCTGCGTCATACTTTGGCAGCGATCCTCGGCCTGTGTTCTCTGGAGATGTGAATACGAGTTTTGATAAAAGTGAACGACGGTGGCTTTCGACAGATCCATGCCGGCCACGATACTATCCTGTATGACCAAGCACATAAGTTTGCCCTGCTGAAAGTCGCGTTTAGCTATCTCGCGATCGTTTTCACAGACGCTGCCGTTTATCGTCGCTACCGATATTTTAGCTTTAGTCAGTGCCTCGACTATGTTCTTGATGTCGTGTTTGAAGTGGGCCCAGATAAGACACTGCTGATTATCGTTACTTATTTTCTCGATCAGCGGTGCGAGTTTCGGAGATGCACATATCTCATGAACTAAAGGTTTTTTATGTTCCGGATCATTATCGGCGAAATGGCCTATCCAGCCGGAGCAGATTTGTTGAAGGCGCATGAGCCGCGTGACGATCATATCCGCCGTTATCGCTTTCGCGTTTTCCAATTCCATTACGGCCTCTTTGGCCATGGTCTGGTATTTAACGCGTAGCTCGTCGGGCATTTCAGCCTCGATGGTCTGGTATAACTTTGGTGGAAGATCTTTGATGCAATCTGATTTCTTTAAACGTATTGTGAATGAATCGATTTTAGCGTTTATTTTGGCGTGTTTATCATCTATGAGTTTCTGGACCTCGGGATTTTTATGATGCTCGATTTCCTCATATCCCATATATCCGCCCATGTGTAGATAATCATATTTGAATTGCGTGAATGTCGGAAACAGATCCGGCCGAAGTATCTTATATTGTGCGTAATAGTCTGAGAAGTGATTTCCGATCGGCGTCCCCGTCATTAAAACGATTCGAGTGTCTGTGTATTTCCCTAAATCCCAAGCGCATTTAGTCACTCGGGCCGTGCGGCCCTTCAGGTAATGTGACTCGTCGAAAACTACCATATCAGGCTTCAGGCTTTTAATTAGTTTATAGTCTATTCGGAACCCTTCGTAATTAATAACCTTGGGCCACGTTTCCGATTTTAATGCGCGCTCGCGGCCGGCGGCATCTACGATCTCGACGGCTGTGCCGGGACTCCATTTTTGGAACTCGTCGCGCCAGGTGCCCTTTAGATAATTCGGGACTACCACCAGAAAGCGTTTGGAGTCCAGTCGCTTCGCAGCTTCAATAGTACATAGCGTTTTACCTAATCGCATTTCAAGCCACACCGCGGCGCGCTTCTCGCGCATTATTAAATTGACCGTTAATTCTTGATGTGGATACAGGCCCATATTTAAAACCTCTCGATGATCTTCTTAATTTCTTCGATACCGGCCGGCATGTTATTGCTGCCTTCGAATGACTTTACAACGGCGGTGATGTCGGTGATCTTCTTTGAGTAATAAGCATAAAGCTTTGAATTGCCTACGAGGTCCGCAAGGTCATTGACTTCGATTTCTACTTTCATTTGCGGCCACCTCTTTTTCCACGAATTGCCAGAGCTTTAGTTTCTTCCGGCGGCGAGGCCTGTTCGCCTTCGTCATCATCCGCGGCGTCTTCAAAATTCATCTGCGGATCCGGCGGCGGTGTGAACGCCTGTTTAATAGCTTCGATTATTACGTCCGGTGATAATTCGCTATGAGCGCCGCAAAACGGCATCTTGACCTCGAAGCCCTGTTCGTTTTTGAATTCCTGACGCATCGTTGTCATTGTGACCTCGCCGGCGAGCTGGCAAAAAACACATTTGTAAGGTTGTTTCTCCGCGAGTTTGGTTTTAAGATGTAACATACTGATCCTCCTAAATTAATTTGATTTATGTTTGGGGTTTGCGCTCAAAAGACCGCGACGCTCGGGGGTAAACCTGCGCCGCGGGAATGTAGAATAAGGAGTTGATTCGCCGTAGCGGTCCGGCTACGGGTAACAGAGGCGGTTGGATTTAAACCAACGCATGGTAGATTCAAAATCTACTGCCTTAATCGCTTGGCTACGCCCCTTAATTGTTTCTATATTCAATTTTCAAAGGTCACAAGCTACGACAAATAAAAAAACCGGTGCAAATCTTTCGACTTAACACCGGTTTAGAGACGATCGGGCGTCTGTATTTTGTTTTTTACGATCTGGCCAGGGCTCTCGCTTTCGGGTAATCTATTTTCATCTGGCCGATCTGGATCACGTTTTCTTCGATGGTTACTTTAAGGCCGGGGAATCTTTTCTCGAGGATCTCCTGAAGTTTTTTTACTGTCATACTATCTGGCCTCCTCAACGTGCTTTTCAATAAGTTCCGTAACATATTTCGTGGCGTCGCTTACCGGAACGAGTCTTTTAGGATTCTCCTGGTTGATTTTCGTTTCAAGCGCCCTGCCAAGACCGGCCATGCGTTCAAAATCGAGAACCATTGTTTTAGGAACTTTGATTTCTGCCATTTTGTTCTCTCCTTGCTTTAATTTTAATTTTGTGTTATATTTAAATTGTTGGTTAGGTAGAAATTAACTTTTATATTTCCCATTATAGTCAAATTTTACCTAAATGTCAAGGTAATTTTTAACTATTTTTTAAAGGATGTGTTTTTTATGATTCACGAAAGGCTGAAAGAACTAAGAAAAACGCTTGGTTTGAGTCAAGAAAAAATTGCAAAAAAACTTGGCATTGACCAATCAAATTATTCAAAATATGAAAAAGCTAAGCTTTCCCTGGACGCCGATATGATCGAAAAGCTTCGCACACATTTTGACATCAGCGTCCACTGGTTATTTACCGGAGAGGGACCGATGATTATTAAAATAAGCGGAAAGGCTAACGAAGAGCTCGTTCAAATAATCGATCGTATTATTGATTTGGAATCCGGCGATCCCGAAAAAGAAAAAGAGTTTCTTGTTTTAGTTCTAAACTTTTTCGATAAATACCCGGAGCACCGCGAAAAGTTTCTCACCGCTGCAAAGCTTCAAGAAGAATATCATAAAAAGTTAGACGCAATATATCCCAAACCAAAAGAACGCAAAGGTAAATAAAAAACCGCCGCAAGACCTCGGTTAAGAGATCAAAGCGGCGGTTTGTATTAAACGGCGGCTATTTATTATGTGGGATCGTCTTTAAGCAGAAGATCCTTTTTCGATTATGATTGTTATTAAGTGGCCCGGCGCTATTCCTTCGATCGGAAGGCTGCCTGTCATTCCATCAACAGTTCTTATTTGCGCCATGCGGCCCCGCTGACCTACAATTTCTGCTCTGATACTTTTCCTTGAATTTCCGTTCATCGGACCTCTCTTTATTCTCTTCGCCGGATCGTCGCGACCGCCCAGCCCTTTGTTTCGAAAATATTTTCGATTGATTGCCCTTGATGTTCCCATTATATCACGGGTGAGAATCGAAAGTCAACGCTTCAGAAAAGCACGAATAATATTGAGTATATTCGCATTTTAAGAGAATGAAACGCCCTGCCAGATAGAGGAAACTTTTTCAAGATTTTTTGTTCACCGGCGCCTACGCTTTTTTCAATTTATGAGGTTAAAAGTCAGAATTACATCTGCTTGAAAATCCTCAAAAGTTTGAATTATTGATATAGCTATGTTATAATATATGACGTATTTTACTTATAAGGAGATCGATTATGAAAAGAATAATCATCGGAATAATACTGATCTTATTGTTTGCCGGTTCGGCGCGGGCAGAATATATGACGGATTATGACGCCGAAAAGTTTCTGGATCAGATCGACCTGAATAAACATATCGAACACGCCAAACAAATAATAATTACAGGCACCGAGATAAAAGGCGTCGGCGGTATTTCTGTTGACCTTCCCATTCTCGCTATAGGCGTTACAGCCAACGACATTTATATTTTAGATGGATCTGCTCGAGCTTATAGAACAGGCCAGAGCCTTTTAGTTGAGGCGAACACGCTACATATCTCCGCCGTTTATGGAGATTTTCAGGGCAAGAAAAGTTTGTTGGTCGCCGCGGATCTGCGAACGATCGCCAATAAGATCTTGGAAATTATAAAGCAAAATCAAACCGCCTCTCCAAGCGGACGCCAGCGCCTTGTTGCCGGTCCCGGGAAAGGTTCGGGCGCTCTCGCCGCCATCGGAAACTATCTTCAAGATCAGGCCGAGCTTAATAACGCAAATGGCGGCCAGCGTGGCATGACAGAAGCTGAAAGAGTTCAATACGAAGAGGATTGCAGAGTCAAATCAGGAGACACGTTTCTCACCTGGCATATCAAATGCGGTAACACGATCGCTGCCGAACGCATTATCAAAAGTAATCGTTACGCGATCAACGAAGCTGGCAGCGACGGCTTGACTCCTCTCATGCTCGCCAAGTTATTCAAGCTCAATGAGCTCGCCGATCAGCTGATTGAGAAAGGCGCCGACGTCAAAGCCAAAGATAAAAACGGCAACACCGCAGAAGAATATTCGAAGGCCGCGAAGCCGAAACATATTAAACTTTTCGAAGAATAGATTTTTCGATCGTAACGTCTCCAGAGATCCCCTGGCTTAATCGCCGGGGGATTTTTTGCTTTCTGGCGGTCCTCGATCTGAGAATCGCTTTCTTTTTTTATGGCGGAGTAACCGAGTAACGGCGGAGTATATTCTCGATTTACTCGGAAGGTCAAAAACGAGAAGCGTCAAGCCGTTTCAAACACTCGGCGGAGTAACCGAGTAATATTTATTAATAATAGTACAATAGTATATTGCCTTAGCCTTAAGCGCTATACACATCGTGCTATGCACATATATAGAGAATGTTTAAGTCGTTTTTTACTCGGTTACTCCGCCATGGCATCAAATCCCTTGTCGTGCGCCCGTTTAATGGCTGTCTAAGCACCGAAAAATTACTCGCCGAACTCCGCTTTTTTATGCTCCGTATCTATCTATATTAGATACAAATGATTTTCACAGGTTTTAAAATGCTTTTCATTTATCTTTTTTTGTCTATCGCTTACAATATCATTATGAGACAAATTTGTATCAATTTGAGATTGGAGCATTTACTTTATGGGACTTTCTTATCCTGTTCGAACTCAAATTAAAAAAATGCTCCTCGCCGGTGAAAAATGGGATGATATTCAAAAAGCTACTGGCGCAAGCTCTGCAACCGTAGCCAAAATTAAGAAACAGATGCTTGCATGTGATATGGAGCCCGAGCCGCCAAAAACACCCGCGGCCAAGTTCGTTGAAAAACCAAAAACAAAACCCGAGCCGGAACTAAAGCAGGAAGTGAAGCCAAAGGCCCCCCGTAAAGTGGTCGAAAACGCAACGGTAGAGCAACTTAAGCAAGAAGTCATCGGAATGTTACTTTACAAGGCCAGAGAGGGCGAGCTTGAAGATTCAGACGCGATCCGCATACTGGCAGCGACCACGGAGAAGAAGGAACTCGGTATGCTCGCGCAGAACATGACGATCAACATTCTTCAGGTTGTGAATAGCGCCAGACAATCTGCGATCGAGAAGGTAGAACACCGCAAACAGACGTCACTTGAAAAGATGCTTAAATCAACGATAGGCGAAACCGCACCGCAGCAAACCGAATATAAGGAAAGCGATATAAACAGTAAAAGCCTTGTGGCAGAGCCAATCCGATTAGACGTGTCCAGTCCGATAACAGATAATATGTCAACCAATTTTGAAGGAACCCCCGCAGATTCATCGGTCATTGATATACAGATAGACCCAGTCCGGCCAGGCAATCAAGGCACTGAAGATCAGCAGAAAGACGCGCCTGCAGATTGGTCTGACATTTGAAAACACCTGACACCCAAGGCACAGGGGGGGCAGCGGCGGGGCATGGTCCGAAGTTTTGAAAAAACTTTATCCCATAACCCCCGCGCAACCCAAGAAAATTTAACAAAGTGTATAAGGGATATTGAATATAGATGAGCAGCAAACCCGAGATAACGTTACCGCCGCAGTTAGAGGAGCAGGCGCGCAGATTACAAGAACTGTATGAGGAATACTTGTTTAATCCTCTGGCGTGGGTTCGCGAGATCTTGGGGATGAAGCCGACAAAGCAGCAGATTGAATACTGGACGGCGCTGGGGAAATTATTACGGGCGAAATTTTTGCTTAAGTACGGGACTGCGGATCAGATAAAGTCTGAGCATCTTGAGAGATACACGGCGAAGAAGGGCATAGCGTTACCGGCGGGCAAGGGCGTAGGCAAGGACGGAGCGGGTGCGGCGACGATCGCATACTTCATAGACGTATGGCATGACGCGAAGATCATCTGCACAGCGCCGGGCGAGGACCAGTTAAAGACGATCACCTGGCCGGAAGTTAAAACGTGGGTTTACGCGAAGGACGAGAAGACGCAGAAGGCCAAGTGCTGCATATCAGAGAACTATGACATCGGCGCCACAACGATCTTTAATAAAATGACGGATAAGAAGAAAGGTTTCGCGTTCATGAAAGTGGCGCAGAAAAATTCTTCCGAGGAAATGTCAAGCAAAACCTTCGACGGCTTGCATGCGCCAGTGCTTGTTTTCGTGGTCACGGAGGCCGACGGCGTAACCGAGAGCGTGTTCATGTCAATGGACTCGACGATGACCGGCGATTTGAATTTAGCGATCCTGCTTTATAACCCGACGAGAACGACCGGCTATGCGTATCGTGCGGCGTTCGACCCGGAGGAAAGTGCGAACTGGATTGTCCTGAATTGGAACGCAGAAGACAGTGAGCTGGTTTCAAGGGCGGCAATTGAGAGAGCGGCGAGACACGGGCGCGACAGTAATTATTATCGCGTGTTCGTGCTGGGCCTTCCGCCGAACGTGGAGAAGGACGCGCTGATTCCTATTGAATGGCTGATGCTTGCGAAGAATAGAGAGCTCGAAGTGCCGCCGGAATTAAAGGGATGCCTCGGGATAGATCCTGCAGGTCAGGGCCACGACAGAACTTGTATCACTCCGCGGTATGGCGGGCGAGTTGATAAGACAGTGGTTATTAATAACGTTCGCTCGCAACAGATCATGGATGAGATCGAAGAATTTGCGACGCTTCAGGACCCGGCGATTTTGTTTATGGACACCAACGGCGTAGGGACATTCCTGTTTCCAGTGATCCAGAAGAAGTTCATGAATTGCAGGAGCATAGTCAGCCAGGGCGACGCGCGAGACAAAAGCAGATTCGCGAATAAGCGGGCGGAATTATATTGGACGATGCGCGAGGCATTCGAGAACGGGCTGTTATCGATACCTAACGATTCCGAGTTGATAGAAGAACTGGCGTGCATCAAGTGGAAGCGCAATGACAAAGGGCTGATACAGATAGAAGCTAAAGACGACATAAGACGCCGCTTGCGCAGGAGTCCGGACAAGGCAGATTCTTTATCCTTAACGTTTGATCGCGGTTTTAATTATATATCGTTTCGCCCTTTAAAAGAAGATGAAGCGGCGGCGAGGCTGAGAAAGCTAAAGGCTTTGAAAAATATTAAAGGCAAGAAAACATTTATGGGAGCGTAGAAATTATGCCAACGTTTAAAAGAACGGTTGATAATCCAAGCTTAAAACATGCCCATGTTTTTTATTTATCGGATGATGGGACCGGGCGCAGTTCGCGGGCCGAGAAACATATTCATCAGATGGTGCGCAGGGAGATGACGGCTCCTATGATGAATCAACCACCTGCGGCAATGTCGACGATGCAGCCCGGCCCCGGCATTCCTCCCGAGATGTTACAAGAGAATTCAAATATCCCGCCTGATCCCGGCGCGACTCCGATGATGCAGGGCGCGTCTGAACCTCCCGCCATGCAATCGCCTTTGGAAATGACGCCGGGACCGGACGGACATAAACACGAACTGGAAGACATAGTGATAACTGATACGTTGCCGGCCGATGAAGAAGACTTCGACGAGAAGGATGACATCGAGCGGGTACATCGTTATTACGACAAGGCCTATCAGATAAACCGCAAGAGCCTCGAGGAAGCGGCGAAGGCCTATAAATATTATATGGGCGAGCAGTGGAACGAAGAAGACGAAGACTCAGTGGAGAACGTCGAACGCGCGGCGCTCACAATAAACATTATCCAGGCCGGCATAAAAATATTAATGGGCATCCAGCGGACGAACCGCACCGATATGAAGTTCTGGCCGCGCGAGGATGAGTCAGGGCTTGTCGCCGAGATGTTGAATCATCTTGTGAAAGCGCTGTGTGACGAGAACAATTTCGCGAACGAGGAAAGCGACGTCTTTTCAGAAGCGGCCATAGCGGGTTTAAGTTTCTGGAATCTTTTCGTTGACTACTCGCGGAATATCCACGGCGACATAAAGATTGAAAAGTTTGACTATGACAATCTTTTACTCGGGCCGCATACGAAGAAAGACCTGTACGATCTCGAATATCTCGTCAAGGTTAAATACTTCTCGATCGAGAATCTCAAGCGCATGTACCCGGCATTGAAAGATAAGCTTGAAAAGATATTGACGCCTGGCACCGGAACGATAAACGGCCCGGACGAAAGCGTTTACGACCAGAAGAACATCCCCGAATATATTCAGATATCGCCGGATATCTCAAAGCTCGCCGATGACGATATCGATCGCAATAATAAAAACATCCGCGTCAAAGAAGCCTGGGAAAAAGTCTATGAGAGCGTGAACGTGTTCGCCGATACGGCCGACCCGCTGAATCCTTTCATCACTGTATTGTCCGGCTGGTCTGATGCGGATATCGCCATGGCCAAAAAGATCCCGGGCGTCAAAGTGGTCAATCGCGTGAATACGAAAATCCTCGTAACGAAGATCGCGCATGCCGTCCACCTCGAAAGATATTACGCCGACATTCCGGACTTCCTCGTGGCGCCGGTCTATGCGGAGAAGATCAAAGATAGATTTATCGGCAAGGTCCGCCATGTATTCGACATCCAGGACGAGACGAACAAACGCTACTCCGTGCACGCGGACCTTCTCAATAAGATGAACGGCGGCGGCTGGTTCTGGGATAAGGGCATGTTGGCCAATGATGATGATGTTGAGAATTTCAAGGATATCGTAGCGACGCCTGGCTTCTGTCTGGAACTCGTCGACGCGAAAAACAACAGGCCGATTCGCGAAGACGGAATGCAGACGCCGGTTGCGCTCGAGCGTTATAACAGCAGCATGCTCTCGTTATTCGATAGAATATTTAGCATCAATTCAGAGATGGCCGGTCAGCCTTCGAACGCTGACAGCGGCGTCGCTATCCTCCAGAGAAAACAATCGGCCACGCTTGGAAATGAATTCTTATTCGATAACGCGGGCCTCGCGAAACATAGACTCGGCAAGCTTATTGTCGCGGTCATCCAGAAAACATATACGCCCGAGAGAATATACAGAATATTGAATTCACGCAATCAGCGTAACACAATAGAGATCGGCAAGCAGCCCTTCGAAAAATATTCAAAAGACCAGATCATAGAGCTCCTGAGAAATACAGACCTTACAAAATACGACGTGGCAGTGGGCGAGAGCGCCGAGGCTCCAACGACCAAGATGGCGAACTACCTTCTCATGGCTGATATGGCCGGTAAAGGTCTGGCCATCCCGATGCCCGTTCTCATAAAGATGTCCCCGATCCCTGAGCCTGATAAGGCCGAGATAATGAAAATGGTGACGGCAGCGGAGCAGGCGAAATCAGCGGACGAGCAGAACAAACAGAAAACGGAAATATTAAAAACATTACTCGCCAAACTTCAACCCGGAGCAGCCGGTCAGCAGTTGGCAGCGTAATGAAATAAACGCGGAACACCACGGACCCCGTGCCGCAAAAGGAGTAGTCTATGCCCGCACTTGGAAACGCAGCACCCGCCTCAGAAACAAACGCTAATGCTCAGTCAACCCCGTCGATGTCTCCCGGATGGAATACCGTCCCGAACATCCCGCCGCCTCCCGACGAGAAGCCGGTAACCGAGAAGCAGAACAATGAATTAACGGATCAGGACATCAGAGATCTGCCATCGGAAAAAATCCGCGAAAGATTATACGGCAAACCGAAGGAAGAAAAAGAGGCCAAGGAAGATAAGGACGCCAATCCCGAGAAGAAGCCCGACGAGAAAAAGCCTGATGAAAAAGAGCAGAAAGCCGACGGCGACGGTTCAGATGAAGATCTGGATACAACCGATCCCGAGAAGGCCAAAGCCCGTTATCGCGAACTCAAGACAGAACTTGAGAAGCGCGACAAAATCATCAAGGACAAATCCGACTTCGAGAATAAGCGCGGAAACGAGATAGGCGAAATGCGCAAGATCATAGGCGCGTTTAATAATATGCTCGCGGATCCAAAGAAGGCGATCGACTTTTTACAGACTCATCTACCTGGCGCCGCCGCGCCGCAGGGTCAGAATAACGCCGGCGAATCCGGGGCAGATCTTGGCGATTTCGTGAACGATCTGCTTGACGGAAAACCCGAAGGCTTTATCAAGGCCCTTGAAAATCCAAAGGTCAAAGAGCATTTAATGCTCTCGCTCGAAACGAACCTCGCACAGAAGCAGACAAAGGCGCTCGAGGCTGAGGACACCGCCCGTAAAGCTCGCGAGGAAAAAGAGAAGAACATAAAGATCATGGTTCCGGAATACGACGCGATTGAAAACGAGATCTACTCGATCCTCGCCGAGGTGGACAAGATGCCGCCTGAATTTATCGAGGAATTTAAGAAAAAGAAATATACCACCGTCCCGGATGACATGCTTTACAACTATTCGATGAGAGCGAAGGACAGTATTAAAATCAAGCAATTAGAAGCAAAGATAGCGCAGTTAACGAGTGCGCCCGCTGATGTCCTGGATAAAATAGACCGCGCCGCAAAAGGCGGGTCCATGTCGAATACTTCCGGCCAGGCACCGGCGAATAACAATTTTAAAGGCGGCGACGATTTATCGAACCTCACGGATGAGAAGATAAAAGAGATGCCGACGAAACAGATCCGGGAGTTATTAAAAAAATATAAAGACAGGAAGTGAATAAGTTATGGCAATAAAAATTTATGCAACCGATGACCCCGCAACCAAGAAACTTTACGATGAGGATATGATGCGCTTGACGCTCGACTCGACGTATTTCAATAAGTTCGAATCCAAGAAAGGCGACTCCTGCGTATATGTAAAAGACGCGCTGAAAAAAAGCAAGGGCGACACCATAAAGATATACGCCATGGACGTACTCGACGAGAACAAAGTCATCAAGAACGGCCAGTCCGTTTACGGATCCGAGCAGGTTCTTTCGCACTATAACCAGAATATCGCGATCGATATGGAATCGCTCGCGGCCCGTGCCGACGGCGGACTCTCTTCACAGAGGGTATTATTCGAAGTTGACGACGAAACCGAATCCGCGCTCAAACGCCTCGGCGCCGCATACGTCGATAAGAAAAAATTCGACGCGCTCACCGCTGCCGGACATACGAAAGTATTCCTCGGCAAAGCCACACCGACCACCGGCGTTGGCGCAGTTCCTTCAGGCCTCGCGGCCGGCGATAAGATAACGCCTCGCGCGCTCTCCTTCATCAAAACAGGTATGCTCAACGGCTGGAACAAATCGCAGCAGCCGATGATACCGTACATGGTTGACGGCAAAGAACATATCGTATGCCTGGTGCATGACGATCTCCTTTTCGATTTCAAACAGGATCCGACGATGCAGGCTTACTTGAGAGAAGCCGAGGCACGCGGTAAAGACAATCCGCTTTTCACAGGCGCAACGGCTGTCGTTGACGGCGTAATTCTCCACTCACACAGACGCCTTCCGATATTCGCGGCCGGCTTAAACGGCGCGACCGTTCCTTACGGCGAAGCTTATTTCCTCGGCCAGAAAGCGTTATGCTATGCACCCGGCCCGAACTTCGGAATCTCGGTAGAGCCGCGCGAGCACAACCACTGGAAATCATACTGCTGGGATTTCATTCTCGGCTGCGAAAGAGTGAACTTCACCGGTCTCGATTACGACTGGGCAGTTGTAAAAGCGCTCTTCGCGAGAACGCAGGTTTCGGACTAATCGGCGAATAAAAAATAAATTGAAAGGATAGTGAATCACAATGGATGTAACTTATTTTGTAGATCACAACGGTTCCCCGAATAACACTTACAGGCCCGGTATAAAAGCGACTTCGGAGTGCGAAGTTGATTTCGCGGTTAATAACTGCGCAAGCGGCGACCGCGTGAAGATAATGGAAGTTCCCGCAGGCACCGTCGTAGTGGCCGTAAGGACCGTAAAGAAAAAGCTCGAAGGCGCAGCGCTCACGGCGGACATAGGCGACGGCACAACCGCTAATTTATTCGATGCCGCGGTAGATCTCAACGCAGGTCTCGACGCAATGGAAGGCTCGAACGCGACAGCGGAATCCACACTTTTCGGCACCGGCGGAAAATACTACAAAGCGGCCGGCTCGATATGGGCGACGCTCTCCGCTGCGGCAGATACCGGCAAAGCGCTCTTCTCGATAGAGTTCTATCAGTTGAACGAGAAATATTAATAGTCTCCCGGAACAGGAGACCTAACCAAAGAAGGCCGGGGATTTCGGGGCAGATTTCTTCGGCCTTCTTCAAAAAATGAATGGAGGATTTTTCACAATGATAAAAAAACTTTTGATACTCGCAATCCTTTTCATCGTTCTTTTCTCGCTCCCGCTGTATGCGGCGGACATCACTCCGAACGGATACGGAACGGCGGATCTCGTGAGCCTTCAGTATGATCTTCGCGAAGCTGCGGTGACTCGCATTCTCGCTACTCCGGGCATAGGCGCGGCAACCGGCGATCCGGCGCACATAAAAATAACGAATACCGTCCAGGCAATAAAGGACGGCGTTTTTTATTCTATAACGGCGGCTACCGGAACCGATGACGTAATACTCACGGCGGACGTTCAGAACACTACGGAAACAAAACTGTATGTCTTTTCCTATGATGTTGTGAACTCGACGACCGAAGTGACCGTGGGCGCCGTCGGCGATACGGACGTAACGAATGTCGTGATACCTGCAGACAATATATTTATGGGATACGCGAAGGTAGTCTGCGCGACGGTTCCGTTTACGCTCGGGACCACAAGTTTCGCGGCGTCGGGATTAACCACGACCTTTTACAATATGGCAGTCAGGCCGCCCAAAGTTAACGTCATTAAATATTGATAACCGGAGGAAGATAAAATGATATTGTCTGGTGCGGTTGAATACGTCCGTGAACGCCTTCAGGCCTTTGCTTCAGTGAATAAAATGACAGACGGGAAAAACTTATCCGTCCTGGACGCCTTAATTATTTCCGAATTAAATCTCGCCCAGGAGAAAGGCGTCGCATATACAAAAATCTATCGCGGCGCGAAACGCCCTTATCTTATTCCGACCGTTAAAAAACAGTCCCTTTATGATAAGCCGACCGGCTTGTTTGAAGTTGAGTATGTAAAATACTCGCGGGGCTATCGCTCGCGTGATCTCGAAAAAGTTGAGCGCCGTTACCTTCCAGCATGGCAGAAGGTCAGCAGTAAATTTTCTCCTCTGGGCTATGACGATCACACGACCAAAGGCAAGATCAAGCTTTATCCCGCGCCGAAATACGACGGCGAACTTATCCAGATATTCGGGTTTTATCTTCCTCCCAAACTCACGGCTGACAGCGAAGAATTTTATATACCGGATCCTTATTCTTCAGGTCTTTGTGATCTGGCGGTAAGCAAAATATTACGCGGCGTTTTCGGAACTGACGCGGCGTTCAAAGCGGCGGATGACGCCGAGAATCGTTACAAAGAAAACGTTGAAGCTTGCCGCTTGAAATTTGCGTTTACCGGAAACGGCAGCAGATTCGTTAAAAATACCAGGACGGGAGGCGTAAGAAGATGAATCCAAATTCATTAGACCAGGAGAATTTTATAAATGTGATCCGCGTCAAGGATTACGAAGAACACATAAATGATGATACCGACGCGAAGATGTACCGCGTCGATACGGATGGCGTGACCTTCTATGATGCAGAAGGCAATATTGTTTTGAAGGCTACGAAGAACTCGCTGCTCTGGCTGGGCGGTTCCGTCATAGCGGACAGTACGCGGGTCGCGGCCGAGGACGTAACCAGCGACACTTTCATAAAAGACATAACTGTAGCGGCGGGACAGGCGGCAGATTTCTGGATATATGTTTATTGCAATACGCCGTATGTGGCCGAAGCGATCGTGAATTGTAAGGTCGTAAATTATAAGACGGCGACGTTCGAACCGAAGATCATAGGCATTGTTTCGGAATACGCCTCGGACCCTTCGCGCGTAACAGACATCGAGATCAATCTTTCAATGGCCACAGGATCGAACACGCTGCGTCTGACGATCAAGAACGCGAGCGGCGGCAAACTGACATACGAGGCAAGATACAGACTCGCTATGGCTACGAGTTAAGGAGGACGAGAAGTGAAGAGATTTTTTATAATCGGGTGCCTTTTGTTTTTGGTTTTTTTCGCCGCGACGTATGCCGACGCGATAAGCTATAAAATCCATGACCTTGTGACCGGCGTAATGCACGAGGCGAAAGACATATACAGGACGAACGCAAGAAGCGTCGAATATGACATGGGCAGCATCGAGGCGCGACTTCCTTTGAGCGGGAATATCGCAAGTACCACCGATTTTGATACGCATATTATCAATGAAACTACGGCGCACGGCCAGACTTCCGAAAATGTCGTGAGCAAAATTATCAGCCGCGATTCCAGCGGAAATTTCAAAGCTGGCACAATGGACGGGGCGATCACCGGAAACGCCGGAACCGCGACGCAGTTACAATTTGCGAGAACGATAGCGGGGACAGCCTTCGACGGCAGCGCGAATATAGCGATAGATCATAACGGACTTGTGAGCATCGGAACGCTTTCACACCTGCAGCTCGAATCCGCTTTATCCGCGAAAGCTGAAAGCTCCGCGCTCGCAGCGTATTACACAAAATTAGAGATTGACGCGGATTTTTATGACACCGCCGAAGTGGACGCGAAATTAGCATTGAAGGCGACGCAGTTATCTATGACCAGCGCGGAAGCTGCTATTCTTTTGAAAGCAAATTCAAGCGAAGTCGTTTTTAAATCCGGCGGATTAAGTCAGCTCGCAAGCGCGGCATTCACCGAATTGTCGGATTGTCCGAATACTTACGTCGGCCAGGAGAACAAAGTTCTGAAAGTCAATGCGCTCGGCACGGGCGTAGTTTTCGGCGCGCCTGGTATCAGCCCTGACGAACAGGTTAAAACCGACGCGGCAGATCCAACGACGGGCTACCTCGGTGATAAGGTCGGGAACTCTTTAGCGGCTAATTTGACGAGCCATATCGTTGAATTTGTAAACGATTCGGCGGCGCCGGGAAATTATAAATATTACGGCACGAACGGCAGCGGAACGCGCGGCTGGAACGATTTGAATGTCAGCGGAACGAATGAGGTCAGCGACGCCACAACGGTTGAAGGTCAGCTCGGTTCAATAGCTGTTTCGATAAATAAAGCAGCGCGAACCGGCTTCGATATTTGGGATAGCGCCGGAACATATTACACGATCACCGGCGGCGCGTTCAGACTCGACATTGGCGGCTATGGGTTCATCAATGGTAAGCACATACGTTTCAACGCGCCACAGACGTCAGAAGTGCTTACAGCGAATACTACGCAATATGTTTATGTGGGCGCGAATGGCTTGATCGGGATAACTTCTACATTCGACGGGACTAAAATAAACATAGCCGAAGTTTTATACGACGGCACAATCTATCAGGTCGCTCGTGAAAATCATCCTTACGCAATGGACACGGCTTCAAGTTTGTATATGCACAATAACTTCGGACCGCTTATAAGAAACTCCGACGGCGGTGCGAACATAGGCAAACTCGGAACCGGCACAGGCGGCAGCGCTAACGATAGATCGGTGAAATTAACCGGCGCGGACCTTCTCGAAGATCATGGCCTGACGGTAACGATACCGGACAGTTCGGCAGCGGCGATCACGATAAATTACTACTATACAAACGCGGCTGGCAAGTGGATAAGATATGCAAGTCAGGCGACCGTGCCTATGTATTATAACGCCGCTGGAACGGCTACGGCTATTGATAGTTTAAAGCGCGGAGTATTCAGGCTCTATGTCGGCAAAGACACGCTTAACGGCTCGACGCCGCAGTATTACGCGGTCATGCAGACGGCGCAATATACGAATTTAGGACAGGCGCAGACGGCTATAACCACAGGCGTCGCAGCGGCCACGAATGAATTAGCGGCGTTAGAACTTGCGCAACTCGGATATATCATCGTCCAGAATAACGTATCAAGCGGATATATCGAAGAAGTGCAGGTCCAGAAAAGCACGCTTAAAGGCACGACCACAGGCAGCGGCGCGACGAATATAGCAGCCCTTGTAAGCGCGGCAACGACGAATTTCAACGGCATATTATCATCGGCAGATACGACAGTTCAGCAGGCGCTTGAAACGATAGACGACGCGGTATATTCAAAAGCGGCGGTTGATTCGGCGATAGCGGCGGCTACTTCCGAAACGCAAGCCAAAACATGGTATCCGCTCAATATGGCGTATAACGATTATACGGGCGAAGTTATAGTTGACGGCATGGCGGCGAGCGCCACGGTAGGACAATGCTTATACCTTGCTTCCGGTGGTTGGACGATTGCAAAGGCCGATTCGGCAACGACGATACCCGCAAAGGGTCTTTGCGTTGAAACGGGCACAGGGAACCGCAAGGTATTGATAAGAGGCATTGTTAGGAATAGCGGCTGGTCGTTTACGAAAGGCCAGAAAATATATGTTTCGGCAGCAACGGCGGGAGCGATTACGGCTACGGCTCCAAGTTCGACAGGTCAGCAGGTTCAGATAATCGGAACGGCTTTAAGCGCGGATACAGTGTACTTCTATTTTGACGGAACATATGTGGAGATATAACATGAAAAAGATAATAATGGCGATACTTTTAACATTGTTTTTTGGCTCAAGTGCTTTTGCGCAAACAACGGTTGATTTTTATTCCCCGGCGGATGAAGATGATGGATATTGCACTCGATATAGCTCTACATATCCTCCTGACACGTCAAACCAAGCGTGTTATACTTCTGGTTATCTCCGACTTTATAAACAAAACGATGGTTCCGACTATATCGTAAATAGTATATTATTGAGATTTGACACGTCCTCCTTGCCAGATAACGCGACGATAACATCGGCTACTTTATATTTACAAGTTTACACCGCGAGCGCAATGAATACCGGTGGGAGAACCGCAGACGGCGAATACTATTCGTTTACTTCAATATCGAATTCTGATTATTCTGCGTCTGTTGGAACAACGGCGTTTTCAATTTCTTCAGGGAATTTATACCCAGACGAAACAATATCCCTATCCAATCTTTCGAGCATATCCAAAACGGGATATACTGGTTTTAGAATAGGTATATCCGGTGATGCACCTTCCGCTTATACCGGAGTTCATTACGATATTTACGGGCAAAGTCAAACATACCCTCCGAAACTTTCCGTAACTTACACAACCGGCTATTCCAAAAAAGTCAACGGTGTAACATCGGCGGCAAAGGTTTTAGGAGTAAGCGTTCCGAGCAAAGTTAATGGGTTGTGATGATATGAAAAAACTAATCCTCATAACCGCAATGCTCTCATCGTTCGCCTTTCTGCTCGGCTGCTTCACAACGACGGAATGGCAGAGCACCGGACACACATGGACAGAGGCCGAACTTCACGCATACTGGGACGGCTTCAATGACGTAGCATTGTTGAATGACAATCTTGTGAAAAAGGGCTATACCTACGCGAATGAGATCGACGACGTTCTTCTACTCGACCGCGCGCCGACCCCGACGGAAACGATGACGCGAGGCTGGGGAAATTGCACCGGAATAGCGCGATATTATATGGATTTTTTGCGCTATAAGAAAAGCCAAAATACCAGAATTGTTTCAAAGGTGAAACATTATTATCTGAGAGGCGACGTCCTCAAAGGGCAGTATCATCACATCTTGATAATGACGAACACCGATGAAACGCTTCTGATGCAGTCGAATTTTGAAACAACATACGCTGATAAAGAAAGTACCTGTCTTGATTTCTGGTATGCGAAAGGATTTCACTATCAGGAATTGCGCGAAACATTAGAGTTTTAGTGATATTCTAAAAAAATGTTATACCCTTTAAACAGGCCATATTCTACTCCGGAAAAACAACCAGACCAATTAAAACAAGTTATATCACAATATTAGAATAAAATAATCCCTGCTTCCGTAGCTTAACACGGACAAAGCAAAGTTTCAACCCGAAACTAATACGCGGGTTCAAGCCCCGCCGGAAGCGACCAATAAAATAAAAGGATGGTATTTATGGAGAAATTCTATTCAGTCCTCGGGAATCTTCTTGAATTCATTATCAATAACTATGCCGACCAGATCGCAATATTCTTTTTCGCGGCGGTCGTAGGCGTACTCGGTTTTATCCTGGCTAAAATAAATAACGCAGTAATCAAGGCGCTCATCCAGAAGGTGATCGTCGCGGTCACCGTCGTTCAGTCAACCGTGGTCGAAGATCTGAAAGCGAAAAAGGCCGACGGTAAACTTACAAAGGAAGAACAGACGGAAGTCGCGGACCACGCTAAAAGAATATTCTTCGAGCAGATCGGGCTTATCGGAAAATTTATTTATACGCTCGTCGTAGGCTCGCTCGATAAGTGGTTCGAGACGCAGAAAGAATATATACTGGCAGAAATCAAAAAAAAGTCATAGATGAGGTTTCCGCGATCGTCGCAGAACAAAAGACAATGAACGGTCGCGGAAATCTCATAATCACGCCAAACATCAGCGTTTATAAAAATGATAATTATGAATTTAAAATCGGCAAGTTTTATAGATCCGGCAACGATGACGTTTACGTCGGATTCAAATATACGAGAAGATTTTAACCGGAGGATTAAATGAAACTTTTTAGTAAACATATTTTAGCGGCATTATCAATATGCGTCATCCTCTTTGTAAACATACCGGCGAACGCGACGACACTGGCCGAGATCCGCTACGATGTCCGCGAGGCTCTTTTCGAAACGGACGAGGTTAACACGATCTACACGAATAAACAGATCAACCGCGCCGTGCGTGTAGCCGAAGGTCTTATGCTCGATATGCTTACGCCGTCCGTCAATTATAATCTCCTCACGACGGCCGAGATAGCCGTGTCAACGACCGAGGCGTATTACACGCTGCCGACGAATTTCTATAAACTCGTCGCGTGTAAGTATGCGGGAAAGCCAGCGATACAAGTACGGCCTACCGAGTATTACGCGCGCACATTACAGGCAACATTACGCGATCCTATGTTCTGTATCATGGGCGATAAGATTCAGGTATTCCCGATGCCGACCTCTGACACGCAGGACGTATATCTTCATTACTTGAGAAAGCCCGATTCGCTTGATACCGACGGCGCGATACTTTCGACTGCCACGGCACACGATGACTTCGTTATCTGGGCGACCTGCTATACGGTTTTACAACAGGACGGGCAGACGGACAGAGCTGCCGGATTCAAGGCGCTGATGATGGACCATATAACCACAAAAAATATGTTCATGGACGGCAGCAATGTTATCACGCCGCCGATGATCCAGACTCCGCCGGCGGTGAAATAATATGAAGAAAGTCATATTCGCTCTCTTAATGCTTGTTCTCGGCCTCGTCCTTTTTTGCTCGCCGTTTATGCTCCTCGCCGGCCAGAGCGATAAAGCATTACAGACGCTCGTGTTGAACGGTCCCGACATTCTCGGATTCGGCGCAGAGGAAAACACGGAAGATTCGAAATTCGCCGCGGAATGTTCGAACCTTTATCCGTCGGATAATGGCCTTTCAACTTTGACTTATGGCTTCCTGCCAACGACGGATTCAAATAGCGTTTTTATCGAAGCTTGCATGGTAGCTGACGAAGTATTTTATAACTATTTCACCGGCGGCAATTATCAGGTGAAACGCTATTCGACGCAGACGGAAATAATACCTGCAGCTGACGGCGGATCTCTTTTCCTGTTCGCGTTCGGCTTTTACAAGTCAGGCTATTATTATTATGCTATGAACGAAAAGGCCATGTATAAAGCTACTACCGGAGCAGGAACGAAAGTCATAGGCGTCACCGGATATAATCTGCCGTTCTACGAAGCCGGATATACCGCGACCTCGGCGGCGATCTGGAAGAATAGATTATGGGTTTCCGGCGCGAGCCCGGGAGGCGTTTATAATCGCATGTTTATTTCAAGTCCTACCGATTGGGAAGATTTTACGCCCGCCGAAAATCGCGGCAACGTCTGGGACGTTCCGAATTATGCGAAGATCACGAAACTTATCTCGACACTGGCCGGCCTTTATGTTGTGTGCTGGGACGGCGTTTATCTGGTTTCCGGCGGCGATAGTCCGGACACATGGCGCATTGATAAGGTTGTGACGTTCGCGGTTTCCGGAGGTCAGAAATCAATCATACCTTACAAAGGCGCGATCATATTACACGACGGCAAGGACGTTTATATGCTCGAAGGTTATAACCTTCAAAAGCTATGCCAGATACCTTATAGCGGCTATTCATTCGACACGCTCGCAATGTGGTATGACAGATACCTCGCGTTCGGTAATGTTTCGTCAGCCGCCGGGGTGATCTACGACATTCAAACCAAAAGTTATTTCGAGATCCCGATAATAAAAGGCCTGATCGCAGACCGTTTTTTCGTCAGCGGAAACTTTTTATTTTCGCCACTGCCGACTTTGAGCCAGAGCACTTCGACGCAGATCACGCCGTTCTCATGGAAGTCATGCTGGATCACGCTCGACGGAAACGCGGCGAATAATAAAGAGATCGTAAGGATTGAAATGGACACGCTTTTAACCGGCGGCGCAAGTGCGGAAGTTGGCCTCGGCTATAGCGAGAAATCTGGAGAGGGCTATATCAGCAAAACATTCATCGGTAAAAATTATACCGCGGCATCAAAGGGTGTCCGTCCGCCGACGAATACGCTTGTCTGGAATGTAGGATTGAGAAAGGCCGTCAAACGTATATATCTCAAATGGCTTTACAACAGCGGCACGGTATCATCAACGAGCTTCATAAAACAGATCAGAATTTTCTACCGTAACGTCGGCAATATCAAAGGGAACGAGATACGATGAAGAAAATATTTTCAATCATTTTCATATTACTTATATCTTGTGAAACGGCATGCGCCATGCAGCCGATATTCCCGGGGCCGCTCGATGTCAACATGCGGAATATCAAGCGCAATTTCGAGGAAATGCAATTATTACTTTGCACATCGGAAGTCTTTACAATGACGGCTGGCCAGAGTTCGATCGCGCTTAATGTGCCTGGAGTTTTAGCGACGGATAACGCGGCGGCCGCCATTAAAGAACCGGCATCGATCGCCGTAGTATCTCGCAATATCTCTATTGTGACGCCGGCGCAAAATATTACGGTTCCCGCGCAGAATATAACTTTCACGGTAGGCACCGAAAGCGTGACAATAACTGTTCCCGCTCAAACGGTTTCTGTACCGTCGCAAAGTTTTAGCCAGGGCGTAACTTTCCCGGTGCTCATAAAAAACGTAACGGCATCAGCGAATACGATAACGATAAGCCTCACGGAGCCGACGCCCGTGAACCTCACCGGCGAGATTTTAATACACAAAAAGATTATAGAAAAACGTTATTAATAAGGGAGTGGATATTATGGACTTAGGCCTTATATCAGCCATAGCTGGACCACTTTTATCATCGTTTATGTCCGGAGACGCCCCGAGCGCGCCTACCGCAGAGCAGATGAAAACAGATCTACAGAGACAGATGGACCCGCTTTTATTGTCATTGTCAAAAGCCATGGGTCTGAATTACGACGAGATGAAATCGGCCATAACCGATTATACGAATACCGAGATCGACAAGCGCACGAACTACACGCCCGAGGATTACGTCAAGGCGAAATATAATAATCAGGGCGTCCCGTATGATAGTTTGGCCGTTACAAACGCTGCGAACACACCCGGCGCGAAACTGCCGAACGCTGACCAGGCATTAAAGATCGTCGCCGACACTCCGAAGTCAAAAGAGTTTTTCCAGCTCATAAGCAAATACGGCAACGACTGGAAAGACTACGCCGATAAGGGTATCGGCAAAGATGCGAAAAATCCTATAAACAACGGCGCGGATTATATTAAGATGCGCCTCGAAAAAGATAACCTTTACACGCCTGAAAATCAGCAGATGTTACAGTGGGCGAAAGATAATTACATGGCCGACCCGCTGACATATAATATGTTGAAAACGTCGCAGAAAATGGAAGCCATGAAACAGAACCTTATATCGCAGGGCTATGACATAAACGACGTTGAAAAGGAATTCACGACGCAGTTTAAACCCGACGAAAAGACGGGCACAGTTTCTTATCCCGAAGGCGCGAATTTCAAATACTCAAAAACCATTGATAAAGAAGGCGTCCAGACCACGCCTTATCCGCAGGTGAAGGCGCCGGAAGAAGAAAAGCTCGTCAAAGAGCAGCTTACGAAGCTGATGAACGAGAACCCCGCCATAAAGACCATCGACGAAGCCGTGGCCATATTGAAGCAGGCGGCGGATCCGACGAAGCAAAAAGAATATATGGCGGCGCTTGAGAAAACCGCGACTGAGTTAAAGAATAATCCCTACGTCAAGAAGATCGAGGAAGCCGGCGGACCGTCGGCGGGTCAGCAGGCAGTGCGTCAAGTCGTTATGAAACGCATGTCTGACGCGGTTTCAAATAACGGCGCAGACTACCGCGCTAATTTATATAAAGCCGCTTCGGATCCTCTGATCGCAAGAACCGAAGAAGCCACGGCGAAGAATGCCGCCGATATCGCCACGCGCATGGGCAACTCGCAGACCATAGTGAATAGCACGAACGCCGGATTGAACCGCGACCTGGACAGAAATTTAGGAGTTATCGGCGCGAGATCCGCAGCCGACGCCGAATCACTTATAACGGATATTATCACGAACGCAATGAATAATGAAACAGGCCTCGCCAATCAGCAGTTACAGGCAACCACGGCGGCAGGTACGCTTCAGCAGCAGGGAACGGATCAGAGCGCGCAGGCGTTTAATAATCTCACCAATCTTGCGAATAATACCGCTACGACGCAGGCGAACATTGCGAACGACATAGCAGGCGCAGGCGTCGCTGGCCAGACCGCACAGATGAGCGTCCTCGATGCGCTTAACAATATGGCCAAGACGAACACCGATCGCCAGTTGACGAATATGAATTTGAAAACTGCCTACGAGACCGATCAGAGAAATCAGCTCCAGAACATTTTCAATAATATTCTTTCGCTATATTCGTCGCAAAGCGGACCTCAGCAGATACAGGCGAACGCGCTTTCCGATGCGTTTAAAGCAGAGACGGCCGCCGCTAAAGATAAGCAGAGCCTTGTGAGCGGTACGCTTTCGGGCGCGTTGAATTATTTCAATTCAAAAGGCAATTCGACCGGAACGGCTTCAACGACCTATCAGCCTTCGACATATACCGTGCCGACCTACACACTGCCGACGCCGAGCGTGGTCAGCACTTACAACAATTCTAAAAACTATTCAATGTCTAAAAACATACCGTCATAAGAGGAAGGAGTACGAGAATGGACAATAATTTTTTACAGGACATTTTAAGGCGTACCGGAATTAATCTTGACCTTTCATCTATGTTTGGCGGTCAGCCGGCGGATAATACTCAGCAGGTTCCGAATCTTCAATTACCGAATCCGAACGTCTCCGGCGCTCCGCCTTCGAGCGTGGCAGACCAGGCGACAATGATAAAAAATATACTGATGAAGCGTTTCGCGCCTTCGGCTGCTGCAGCTCCCGCGCCTGTCCAGACACCGATTGAATTGAGAAAAACGGATTTCGGCGCACAGGTTCCAGGGCGCCAGCCGTTAAGGACTGCAGTAATGAATGAACCAATAAACGCGACGGCTCATAGCGGTTCCGGAATCGCGGCCGGCTTCGGAAACTTCCTGCAGGCGCTTAATAATCTCAATGCTAAAAACGAAGAGATCGCCGGACAGGACCAGAGCGCCCAGCAAAAACTGGCCGAACAGAAAGATATGTATCAGTGGCAGAAAGAGTTCGACATTAACGCGAATGAGCAGAATCCGCAGACGATATTTGATCGCGACCGCCGCGAGACCGAACTTGATATGAAGCAGCAGGATCTTGACAGGAAAATACAGATGGACGAGCTGCGTCAACAGGCTATAATGGCGAGAATGGGCGGGCGTTCAGGAAAACACAGCGCGGCCGGAAGTTCCGCAAGCCAGCTTTATGATGATTCGAGCGTCGCCCTGGTCGACACTAAAGCCAAGGAAGACGTCGCCGCCGGCAAATATAAAAACTATAACGACGCATACACCGCGAATGCTTATCAGTTCGCCGCTAATTTGAATGCAAAGGTCGGCGAAAAGCAGTTCGTAGTTCGTGGTCTGCTTGCGAAAATAGGCGACCCGAAAGCCGTGGCCAAGTTCGATGAAGATACCATTAAAGTTAATCGCAATAGAATTGATAAACTTAAAGATATGAAATTGAAAGCGACGCAGGACTTCGCAGATCAGGAAGCCATCGATAATATCGATAAGGAAATCAACGATTTGAAACTCACAAATCACGATCTTATTGAACAGCGTGAAAAAAGAGTTGGATCGTCAAACGCTGAAAAGTTGGTTGAAAGCGGTTCGAATGCGACAGCTCCGACGGCAACACCCAAGCCAACGCAGCCCGCTACTATTCCGGCTCCACCGCCTGCCCAGGCTCCGGCTAATAATGGAATAACGTTTACTGGTGAAACCGATCCAAAATTAGGCCGTAGAATTATTGATGCAAACGGCCGCAAAGGATGGATGAAATAATGGCGAATATAACTTGGGATGACGAAACTCCAAAAGAGTCGGCTCCAACCATCGTTTGGGATGACGAGGTTAAGAAACCAAATATAACGTGGGATGAAGAACCACCTGCGCCGGCGGAAACCATAGATAAATCCGCGCCCGTCATAAAGCCGGATTTTACAATGTCGCAGAGCATTGCAAACGCCGTGCCTGATTTTTTGGCGAACTTATTGCCAGGCGCACCCGCTCCGCCGTCTAACGACTTCTCCGGAGAGAGCGGAGTCGCGCAGACGAACTATATGCCGCAGTCTCCACAGCCGACGGACGGCCCGGCAGTTCCACAAACGCAGCCTTTAATAATAGCTCCGACGCCTGTTGATATTTCGGCAGACGCAAATAATCTTATCGACAACGCATCCGCGAACGCCAACAAGATCATCGATAATTCACCGACGTTAAAGCTCGCCGAGACTGCCGCCAATAATGCGCCGGCGGCTCTCGCAAACGTCGCTTCGATGCTTCCCGAATACCTCACGCGGCTTGGGACCGAAGGAATAAAGATACCAGCCGTCGGCCTTCGCGAAGTCGGCGCGATAAGTCCGGAAGCCGCGCAAAACTTCAACCAATCAGCAAATGAAATATCTGATACAGTTTCGGCTTTAAGCGCGTTTTTTAAGAGCAAAGTTAAAAACGAATGGGAGAATAAAAACATAACGGACGAAGACGTTACACAGCAGATCGTCGGACCGACAGCCTCACGCCCGCTGGTCCCCGTTAAAACGGCGGACGGGAAAACATTTAATACCAAATACCCCGAGGCCGTTGAAAAGGCCATGACGAATAAGTTTTTATACGACAGTAAAAGATTAAGCCCTGACGAATTCAAAGCGAAATATCCCGATGCTATTCCGTTCGACCAGTTCACGGAGAAATTCAAATCCGTCATTGGAGAAAGCGAATTACCGCAAACCGCGAAAGAAATATATCTTGGTATTCCATGGGAAGGCTTGAAAACGACATGGGGCCTGTTATCGCAGAATCCCGAGACGATAAAACGATTTATGGAAGCTCCGATAGAAGGTGTTACAGATCTTCTTATGTCCGGATTAATGGGAACGCATACCGCTAAAGTTATTGCGAATCCATTGATAAAAAGCGCGCAGACGGGAAAACTTTCCGCGCTTGTCCTGGACGACAGCGGCAGAGTCGAACCGCAGACACCGGAAATAAAAGCCGAAGCATACGCCCTGGCTAAAAGACAAATGGCCGGTGAAGACATAAGCGTCGATCGTGCCGCATTGAAAGCGAAGAACGACGCTTTATCTTTACAAAAATTCGGATATAAACCGAGCGAGCAGCCTGCCGAAACCCCGAACACACAGAACGCGATTATAACGCCTCCGGAAATCAAGAACGAGCAAACACTCGGGAGCGCTCCGGAGAACGTCGCCACGGGTCGGGAAACTGCTATTTCTCCGGAGATAAAAACGAAACCAGTTGCCGTAGAACCAACACCAAAAATTGGAGCGTTCGGCGCGGGAACTCTCCAGAACGCATATGAGAAATTATTCGGCAAGAACGATTATGAACTCGACAGACAATCGACCGTCGGAGATCCTGCTGTCGCGTCCAAAGCAAACGCGATGTTTGATACTGTTGGGAAAAAAGAGCAGTCCATCAAACAGGAATCAAAGAACCGCGCAGAATCGACAGGTGCGATGATACGCCGCGAGTTCGTAGATGTATTCACGCCGATCTATGACAGGGTCGTAGGCGCCGGGAAGCTCGTCGGAAAAGCGTCTGAACATTTACAGAAACATTTAGAGGACATATTTTATCTGCCGTCATACGCGCAGGGCTATATGAACGAAGTGAGTAAAAACGTCATCGACCCGCTTAAAATCGATGGTCTTTCATACGCCGATCTTCGCAATACCGCGACCATGAAGCGCATTGTCGGCGAGCGTTCGAACATCAAAAACCCTTTCACAATAAAAGAGGCTCAATCATTTTTAGATAGCGTTCCTCCGGACAAAATGGCAGTGCTTGAAAAGTCTTTACAGAACTGGTTCGAGACCCGAAAGAAATTCGTTATTGATGAGCTTGAGAGAAAAGGCGGACAGGCCGGAGACCTCGCAGACTTCGCGGCTAACAATCCTGACTATACGACATTCATGGTCGGCGATTATTACGGCGCGGGACCTGGCTCAATCGAGTACGGGCCGACCGGTTCGATAAAGGTTCAGCAGGGAACTTCAAAGGCCATCGATGACCCGATAGCCATGACGATGAAAAAGGATCTTTCTTTATTGGCGGCGAATAAAATAAATTACGCGAAGATGCAGACGGTTGACGCCATGCGCAGTTTCGCTAAGTCGGACATTCAGCCGGCGGAAGTTGATAAACAATATGTGAAAGAATACGACACGGCTTCCGGAAACAAAATTTCAATTAATTTCAAAACTTATAAAGACGCGGCACCCGGTTCTAATTTGGAGCTGATAACCTTTCGCGAAAACGGCGAGACACAGGGTTATTATGTTCCGAAAGAAGTTACCTGGGCGTTCCGTGAAGCGTCTGGCCAGAACGGACAATTAGGCTCCGCGCTTCGTTTCTGGAATCAAGGCACGCAGATATTCCGCGCCGCCTGGATAGAATATAACCCGATATGGCAGCTAACGTCAAACTTGCCGCGCGACATAATGACGGCGCTTATCCAGATGCCCGGATTCAAAAACAAATTAAGGCTCGGCGTTGAACAGGCGAAATTGCTTCCGCAGGTGGTCGCGTCATATACTCCATTTGTGAACGATATTTCGAAATCTCTTTTCGGCAAAGATCTGCATGATACTCAGTTCGAAAAAGACATTGCTTCCAATAATGCGAAAGGCGCGCTCTTATCGTCGAAAGAAAGCCGTTACGCCGGTGAGGCTGGCATACCAGTTGCCGAGCGTCTGATACAGACTTACGTTGAAGACGCGCGCGGTGGCGGTGGAATAATCGGCCATGTTGGCGAGGAAATAAAAGATTTTGGCCATGCCATTGAGAACATAAACAAGGTCGCGGCCAAACGTGTCCTGGATAAACTTCCGGAATACTCCGAAGCGGAAAAGGTCAATATGATAAGACGCTTAGGCTCTCCGGCGTTCGCAGTTCGTGGCGGCGGCACTGGTAAGATCGTCGCGAATAATATACTGATGTTTCTGAATGCCGCGAAGGAAGGATATCGCGCCGATTGGTATTTTTACAAAAAAGATAAGCTTGGATTTTTGACAGCCGCGGCGGTTCCATTTGCCATGGCGGCCGCCACCGCATTGGCTGAAAATGGTGCATTCGGCAAGGACACAAAAAAAGATTATTCCAAGATGAAGAAATGGGATAAAGAAAACTATATCGCATTTCCACTGTTTACGAAGGATAACGGCGAAATTGAATATTTTACAATACCAATGCCACAGTCGTTAAAGCCTTTTATAAAGGTCATGCGATCGGCGGTATCACAAAAGCCTGATGTGGCATCGCGTATGTTCGCGGGAATAATGAATGAGCTTCCAAGCCTTAACCCTATGATGGGCGTTGTTGGAATGGCCGTCGATTATCCTGGCGAAACTCCGCCACAAAATACCATGACAGGAAAACCGATTATGTCGCAGACGCAGTGGGATTCCGGCGGCAAAATAAAGGCCGAGGCTATGGCCAAGAACCTTTGGAATAATTATCTTTTCGGCAGCATATACAGAATGAACGTAGACGCGAACAGCCCGAACGCCGTGCGAAATACTCCACTTGAAACAGCGGTAAAAGCTTTGTTCGGCAAGTTTATCAGATCCGGCGCCGAAGCTCCGGAGGCAGACTCGAACCTTAAACAAAAAGACGCCCAGAGCGTTGAGCTTTCAAGAGAACTGGCGTCAAGGATATTCGAGGCAAAGCAGACCGGCGAAGATATAACAGCGATCAAAAAAGAATTTATTGACCGTGCCAAGGCTGAAGGATTGAGAATAAACGGCGGCACTGTATCGCGGAATCTCCGCGAGTTCCAGGCACAGAAAGCGGGTAAATCAAACATGGAAAAGGAGAATCTGAGGAAGGCTTTAAAATACGCAAAAACAAAGCAGGAAAGAGCGGACATATTAAAGAAATTCAAAGAGTTCAATAAATAAGGGGAGGCAAATAATTTAAAAGATCAAAACGATTGAGGAGGAAAACACATGGTAACAAGAGGCAAATGGGGAGCGGTGAAAGACAGGGACCCGATACGCGCAAAGAAATTATACGCCAGGAGAAACGAGTTCGAAGTTGACGTTAACTGGACACATTTACGCGAGGAATATATCGCGGCGATCAAGTTATATTTGGCGTCTGAGCCGAATACCAATGTTTTAAAAAGCAAAGGCGACGCATTTATCGCGGAATGTCAGACATGGGGCATCAGTCCGATATTCGCCCTGGCCGTCGCGATCCACGAAACCGGACATGGCCAGAGCCGCTTTCTCAAAGAATACAATAACGCTTTCGGCATCCAGCCAAAAGGCGAGGACGGAGCGCCCGCGCCTTATCCGACGATAAACGATTCCATCAAGGCTTTTTGCAAGATGATAAAGCTTTCCTATGTTAACTGCGGCCAGAGGACCCTCGTTGATATCGCCGATCATCCGCAGAAACCCGAAGGCCATTCATACTGCGGCGACTTCCATGACAGCGTGAGCCGCCTGGACTGGATCGAAGGTATAAAGGCGCTCATGGATAAAATCTGGACCTCATTAAAATAAGAAAGGAGCAGTTTTATGGCACCTGAATTCTCAGACGGGAAGGTGAGCGACGAAGTTAAACTTGCTGAGGTCCATTTTGCCGTTCGCTGGCTTACCGAGGAATGGAAAGATAAGAAAAAAATGTGCGACGATCACCAAACTTATATCAACGGAAAAAAGGCCGTTGAAACAGCCGGTGACAAATCTTTCGGGAAACTCGTTGCATCGATAACTATAGTCAATATCATCATTTTGTTGATTTTTAAAGTCGCATTTCATATTTAAGCAAAGGAGTGAACATGAGAATTTTTTTAATCACGATCCTATTAATTGCCTTGACGGTTATGCCCGCGAGCGCACAGACTTTCAAGCATAGCGCCACGCATATCCTCGGATACAGTCCGTCTCAGACAACAGTGGTTGCGCCCGTCGCGGATACCGTCGGCGTCACGTTCCCCGCGGCTGCGGCTACCATAGAGATATCAAGCAGCAGCACGAGCGATACGGCGGCTGGCATCGGCGTCCGGACGCTTTTGATACAGGGCCTCGATGCGAATTACGCCGAGATCTCCGAGGGCGTTACGATGAACGGGACCACGGCGGCCGTGAGCGTCAATTCGTATTTGCGAATAAATAAGATAAGGGCGCTGACATTCGGGACCGGCGAAACGTCGATAGGAAACATCACGGCCGGATTAGGCACGGCGATCTATGCTAAAATAATGGCCGGTAACATTGAGAGCCAGAGCGCGTTATACACAGTCCCTGAGAAAAAATACGGCGCGATCAACAGCTGGACCGTCTCGGCCGTCGGCGCCCCGGTGAAATTTGAACTTAAAATAAAGGAATACGGCAGCGCATTTGCCGCCGTCAACAGGCTTAACGTAGATTCAAATACGGCCACGGTGATCTTTGACTATCCGCTTACAGTGTCGCCAAAATCCGACATTAAGATAACGGCGGCCACTACCGCAGATACCGCAGAGATCAGCGCGTCGGCGCTCATAACTTTTGAATAAAGGAGAGTGATTATCAATGGCTAAAAAGAAAGCTACGGCTAAAATGCCTATGAAGAAAATGGGCAAGAAGGGCTGCTAAGGTCCGCTTAAAAACTGAATGTACGCAAGATAAGAACGCTCCGGGGGTTGGAATATCCGGGGCGTTTTTATTTCATGCGTATAAGTTCAATAGCGGCCCTCTGAGCGGGGTCGGTCGCGTGGACATATCTTTCTGTGGTTTTGGTCTGCGAGTGACCTAATAACTTCGCTATCGTCGTTTGCTGGACGCCTCCGGACGCTAACTCGGTTCCAAAATTATGACGGAGATCGTGGATCCGGAAATTATTCGGGATGCCGGCCATCTTTCGGATCGTGTACCATGAGTGTCTTGTGGTTGTAAGCTGCTTTCCGGTGATAGAACTTGGAAAAACTAATTCCCCGGGCGCGATAGAACGCTGATTTGTCAATACTCTAACCGCATCGATGCAGATGACGCGCGTCTGGTCCTTTCCGGTTTTAGGTTTTACAAGCCGGATTATCGCATTGTCGAGATCTACGTCAGCCCACTTCAATTTATAAGCTTCGCCGACGCGGAATCCGGTAAGAATAAGGAAGCGGTAAAAATTTGCCACTGTCTTATCATACCATTCATCGAGAACTTTCGAGAGCGCGCTCTTTTGTTCCGGCGTCAAATATCGAACGATCGTGTTATTTACTTTCGGCCGTTCGATCGCTTCGCAGGGATTACCGCCTTTAAAAGCGTGAAATTTACGCGCATAGACGAATACGGATGATACCAGGTCGATGACACGATTGATCGTCGTAGGCGAAAGCTTATGACCGCGCACGGTGGCCGTAAATAGATCCGTTTTAAGTTTCTCAATATGCGTAGGTTTGATAGACGCGAGCGGGAGGCTACCTATTACCTTTTCAATATAAAGCGCGTATCTGACGTTCATAAGCCTGATCTGTTTTTCGGCTATGATATTTTTCTTTCCCGCGGTATAGGCTGCGAAGATCGCCGAAAATTGCATAGGCGCGGCGTGAGCCTCGAAATATCGGCCTTCCTGTAATTCATGTTTGGTCATTGTTTCGAATCTCTGCGCTAAGGGCAAGCCTTCAAGAACCTTCGAAACTGTTTGCTTTTGAAATTTAACAATAACACGGTATTCTTTATTTTGCGCCGGAAAGGCTTGGCCGCAGCTTTTACACTTTTTAGATCCGAGCTTACTTGTCACCTTACATTTTCTGCAAAAAAGATATATTGACATAGCGGCCTCCTTCTGATAAAATAAAAAACAGTTTATTTTGAGCGGTGTAATTCCCAGTGTAACTTTGGTGTAACTTCAATATGTGACCTACTATGAGATTATATCAGATAAAATGAAATTAGTCAAACCGGAAAAGCCTTTATACCATTGGTTTATTGAAATAGTATCGGGATAGGTTGAAATGGAATGAAATACATCGGGGCGGTTTCCTAAACCGTGTGCCGGTGGTTCAATTCCGCCCAGGGGCATACCTTTTCAAGGTATCAATAAAAAAAAGTACGAATCCGGTACGATTTCAACCATCCATTCCTCTTTAATTATAACCGATTTATTCTTAAAATCAAGCCTTACTCCGAAATATACCGGAACAAAATCAAAAACAATAAAAAGAAACCTGGTCTTATGTAGGCCGGGTTTCTTTTTTATTCAGGATTAGTGCGATATCATTACATCAGTCCAACGGCAACATCCTCGCCGATGCTTTTAGTGTCCAGACCCTCACAGCTCGTTTCTGCGCTTATTCCGAAAGCGGCTCGGCAGATTCCGGCGGATTTTCGCCTTCCAATTCGGTATATTTTAACCGAATTAGGCCGTTTTGTGAACGAAAACGGAAATCTTGTGTTGTAAGTGTAGATTCAATCGGAACTTAGACAAATGTAATCCGTTACTTTCTTGATTTAATAAGGGTTTATGGTTCTTTAGTTATCTGGTATATGTGCGTTAAGATAGAGCCAAGAACGCGATGCGCTGGTTCGGGTAGATTTAAACAGCTGTTGACTTACGACAACATTTGAGATACAATTAATTTCAACAATTACAAATAAAAGGATTGATAGCAATGTCAACGCCAACGAAAATCAAACCACATCAAGTTGAAGAATTGGAAAAAAGAGTTCAAGAACTAGAAAAACAGAACAACGTAAAGGTTTTTGTTTAGTTATTTTCAAGTAATGCCTAATTCCGTCACTGTTCGACATTTACACAGACGCTCTTATTCACTCAATAAAAACGCATATTACGTCGATGTTCACGCATGGCATTGGGCTAATTAAGAAAGCAAATCCAAAATTTTTGGAGGTAATCATTAAATGAAAGTTTTCGTCAGTTGGTCAGGCCCCAAGAGCAGGTTAGTAGCATCCGCAATTAAGGATTGGTTGCCCGACTTAGTTCAAAGCGTTGATGTTTTTATGTCACAACATGACATTGAAGCTGGGTCTCGTTGGGGCAATGAGCTAGGAACTCAATTGCAGGAATGCAATTTCGGGATAATTTGTATAACCCCTGATAACTTGCTGGCTCCATGGCTTCTCTATGAGGCCGGTTGTCTTGGAAAGAGTATTGATCAGTCCCGAGTTATACCATATCGAATTGGAATTGCTGCGACTGATATTGCTTTTCCATTGGCTCAATTTCAAAATGTTAACGCCGACAAAGACGGAACACTTAAGCTTCTCGAATCAATAAATTCTGTAAATCCTGATAAACTTGAGTCAGATAGATTGAAAAGATTGTTCGAAAGACTTTGGCCAGATTTTGAAAAAAAGATTGCTGAGGCCGACAACGTTTCCGAGCCTCCCTCAACGAAAAGGACTGATCGTGACCTTCTTGAAGAAATTATTCAGATTACTCGAGGGATTGATCGCGAATTGAAACGTATTCCAGAACCCGGGAAGCCATCAGATTTCACACCTGTTGATACGCCAACTCAAGAAAAAGGGGAAATTAAAGCCTCACCGACCAAAGGCGATCCTTCCTCAAAAAACATTGTCCCTCCCCCGGAGGAAACTCAATAAAACTGATTAATACCCCAATTATAGGGGGGAGGAGAAAAACATGGCAGTAAAAATTAGAACAGACAACCCTTCCCGTTTGCTGGAAAAGATAAAGAAAGATATTAATGATGGCCGTATTGTCACTTGGAAATATGAAACACATAATCAAAAGCAGTATTTTACTCATGCAACAAGTGATAAACAATGGACAGGCAAGGCTTGGCTACTTCCAAAGTATGAGGGCAACGATCTTTTAGTGTTTAACATAATTAAACCTCAGAATGTAAACATTTCCACCACTGTCTATGCTATTTTTCATGGGCGGTTTATTGAGATGCTCCTGTCACATTTCGATAGGGAATTCTCACTTGCGTGGGCAACTGCAATGCCAACTTCCGGGGATGTTATTAGTCATAAATAATATAGAAGGCATGAAAGCCGTGACCGAGTGTTATCATTGCTCTCTTTTCTGGTTTTACACGGCTTTACGCTTTCTTATCTGTGCTTGCGTTAGGACCGCCCACGAAAGCCGGGGCACTGATTCTGGCAGATTCTATTTTGAGCCGGTATTGCATATTTCCATGAACATTGGAGAAAACATCCAATATAATACGGCAAAAGTTGTTAAAGCGCCGAGAAAAAACGCAAACACATAACCTGAAATCTTATTCCAAAAATTCTCTTTCGTCTGTTGTTCGCTGTTGACAGATATTTCTTTTTCTTCCATTTTTCACCCTTCTAATTGAAGTTTCTTAACCGCCCGGGCTTGCATCTGGGTTTTAAGATTTTTCATTTCACGGAACTTCGCTATCGCTTCAAGGTCAATCGTCATTACCTTTGCAAGCTCTCTTTCGAATAGCTCGAGCAGCTGCGCTTTTCTAAAGAGTGAGTAACCGAATTTATAGAAAGTAACCAAGATGCTTTCTCATCATTTTATAAGGCAATTTCTACTAACTTCTCATGCAGTTTGACCATCGCCATCGTATCCAGGGCACAGTATTCGAGCAGCGCCTTCCTGATTTTATTCACCGCTGTCTTAGTATATCGCCCCTTAATCATATCGACGAAAGCCGCAATAGCCTCCCCGCCGTTTTTAATAGTCAGGTTTTTGTAGCTCATTTCGGCGACTAATACAGGAAGAACAACCTTGATGGAATAGCTGCCATGAAAATCAGGGTGGTAAAAATGCTTGTTGATAATAGCTTTCAGGTCTACCAGCCTATTGATAATTTTGGTTAGCTGTGTTTTAAGGTCAGGGAAGAGTTTGATTAAACCACTTATCATAGTCTTTTCGAAGGTATGGTAAACGATAATGCTTCCCTTAGTTTCCAAATCTTCAATAAGTCTTTCGGCTAACTCTCGCCTGTAATCTTTATCATGCCCAGCTAAGTATTCGCGGTGCTCTACTACCTTTCCCGGTTCAGAACATATGTGAAGCGAATACTGGGTAAGAAGCTGTTCGTATGGGGCAACGTTTTTAAATAAGGGAAGGGCCGTCATTATGGTTTCGAAGTCCAGGTAGTATGCAGGCCAGACGATAGTTTCCAGAGCCGTCTTAAGTTTTCCCGATATAAATGTTTCTCCCGACCTAACTGACCTTGCGACTATCTCCTGGTTATCAGTTAAATCGAAGCTTGCCGGGATTTCTTCAATAGATTTAATATTATCGGCATTGAGTCTGTCGAATAACTTTAAAGAGATTCTTGGAAGGTTGAAAATAGGGTTAGCTATTCCCTTTCCGACACAATCTTCGAAATAGCCGCATCCCTTACAGACTAATTTGAAGTCTGCTTTCGGAGCCTTTTTCAGAGTTAAATTTTTACATATGCTATCACGGTTAGTTTCGAATCCTTCAGCCGTTTCAAGCACCTGTTTGGTCACATCGAATTCAGAGAACAGGGCTTCGTCACCCATTCCAAGCCTATAGTCACCGGAAACGCACATTAATGAAGCGGCGGATACATTTAGCCCGCTCCCTCTTAATACGGAGAATGTATATGCGATGTCGGCAATGTATTCGTCAGTGGCTTCTTTTCCACTCTTAACTTCAATGAGATGCCAGGAATGTCCGTCGCGTTTAAGTATATCGGCCTTAGCGACCATATCCCCACTTTGAAAGGTTGCCTCGAATATCACATCAACAGAGTCATTGGAGATAAGCTCTCTGGTAAGTTTAGCTGCCTTCTTTATATTCTTCTCGCTTATTAGCCGTCCTTGCGGATAAAGATTACGGGCGCGGATTCCTATTTCAAGCCCTTCTTCCATCCTGAGTTTTTCGTCAGGAGAAAGTTCGTTGACGACCCCATTAGCTTTATCACGCAGTATAAGCCAGCCGCGTTTAAGGCAGTCAGTAGCTTTAAGGAATATGTCTTTGGTGATATTCGGCATGGTTGTCCTTACTATAAATATTCCATTTCAATCTTATTAAATTTCATGGAATATGTCAAGGCGTTTGTGAAATATTGAATCTATTGCAGAATTGCTAAGAAACAGCTTCCACTTAACCTCTTGACTTAAACAGCAAAAAATGACATAATACCATGGATAAATATTTAAGGTTGGCTATATGACGCTAAAAGCATTCTTCGAAAAATATCCGAGATTTTCGTCCCTGTCATCTGTTCCAGGAATTAAGGAACTGTATGACTTCTTGTGGCGTCCCTCAACTATTGATTCCCTAATACGTGTTAGCGAAAATAGAAGACCGGCTATTTCAGCTATTACAAGAAATATTGAAGCGGCGTTTCACGACAAAAAGGCCGGAAAAGACGGCATGAACTTTAAGAAGAACATTTTTTTGAAGCTCTTTATAGGTTCTGTCATAAGCCTGATAATGAAGGAACACGGTTATATCAAGGAACGGAATAAGAACCTCAATCCACAAGAGTCTGATTATTTTAGCGCGGGAACGCTCTATGTAAAAGATGAAAGTAATGATGAATTGAAGGAAAAGGCTCGAAAGTTTTGGAAGACATATAGTGTCGGCGAAAAGGTCATAAAGATACTTGAAAATTGGAGCCGGTTATCAGGCAACCAATACGACTCTTACAGAATTGAAACATACACTTCACTAAAAAACACCTCGTTAGATTTCTGGCCTTACTCCTGGATTATCGAAAAACACTACGGTTCAAGACTTTTTATTTCCACTTGTCAAATAGCCATCGAGCTTGAGCGTCAGTATCCAGGAATTATAGCATTATCCGAACTCGAAGCTTTTGACTTCGGGGTTATAGGGTATCAGAAGAGTTACCGTTTCTTTACTATGATTTCGGATAACTTGGCTGAGTATGCCTGGGAACGAAAGATAAAACTTGAAATCACAGAGTTATCAGATAGTTTTGACAAGGCCATAGAACTAAGCTATGAAGGGCTAAGAATATTTGGTCAGAAAACGAATTGTCTCTGGCGTATATCTAAGCCCGAAACCACTGATATGAACGAGATTAAAAGGACAGCAGAAAACGTTCGTGATGAGTGGGGCGCAAAAGTATTCGATGAGTTCGGATTCATAGATGCTGCGAAGAAGGTCTTAACGGAAAGCTGCCATGAAGCCGAGGGGCAAAAAACCTTTAAGTTTATGAGCCTTCAACAGTTATCATTAAGCATATCGAGGATTAAAAATTTATCTAATCACGTATCCTTTGCACTATTGTTTAAGGAACTGGCCCGAAGGATATGGCGGGGCGAAGTAAAGGATATCGAACTCGAGTTTTGGTCTGGACGTGATGTTAATTCGCTAAGTTATAATCATTATGAAATTTCAGGACTTTCGAAGTATATTCCTCTTTTTAAATATAACTCTTAAAATTGACCGGAGATGTTGAATTATGCCGTGGGAAAGAATATTCGAATGGTGGCCTATCTATAATAAATATGAGAACGTAGAGGAATTGAAAAACCTCTATGGCGTCATGTCATTGCCCGAAAATATCGAGAAAATGATTAACGCTAACGACAATATGGATAAGCCTCCGATTGTAGGATTGCAACAAGTCATTGAAGAAGGCGAAGGCAAGGCCGCTTTAGGCATGCTTGACATAGAAAAGAATAAAAGCTTTCGGCGCTTAATAGGCTCGATGATAGCCGAAATATTGCACGATTACGGATATCGCCCACATAAGCAGAAGAATATAAGTCATGGCGGTAGCAGTTATTTTAAATCGGCTACCCACTACGAATATGTTGAAGGGACCGCTACTAAAAAGCTACAGAAGGAAATAGCGATAGAAACGAATCGGTCATCGGATACGGAAAAGGTCAAAAAAGCAAGTTATATCAAAAATAAAGAATATATTGAAAGCCTTGAAAAGTTCCGTAAATTCTGGAAAAAATATGGGCTGAGCGATAAGATAAAATCAATTTTTCTTTCATTAGATATCAGAAATGAAAACCTCGCTCAAGGCAGCTCTTCTATGGCTGATTCTTCAGTCACTATGGCATTTGAAGCAATCGTTTTCCCTTTCGCAGAGCAACTTTCCCGATACTCTTCCAGTATGTGGCTGAATATTTATCAAATCACCTCACTACTCGAAAACAAGTATCCTGGAATAGTAGAGCTTTCAGGACTTCAAATAACTTCGACAAGGAATTCCAGGATTCTCTTATGCGAAAGTAACTTTTTTAATATGCTTTTCGAAACCCTTTTAGAAGAAGCGAGAGAGGAGCATTCGGTTTTTGAATCGGCCCTCATATCTAAAAATTATATCGATAACTTTACCGCTTCCATTAACGGCCTGAATCACTGCAACTATAAAGAGAGAAGAGAGATTCCTATTTTCAGACTAAGAAATAGCTTTGATATCAGTCAGGATTCCGGTTTAAAAGAGCACTTCGGTTGCTTTCATAACGAGATTTCCGAAGAGTTTTTCAAGGTGCACAACGTGATGGAAAACGTTTTAAAAATACTTAAGAAGAACACTAAAGCTGAGCCTGGCGAAGAGCGAACATACTATACCTTGCATCAGGTCATCGCTGAATTATCTCATAAGAACCCTATAAAGAGCCACTATTATCCTATTTCTTGTATCTTTTTCGAACTCATGAAACGCATATTCAGGGGTGACGCTCCTGATATCAAACTCATGATATGGCCTGGAAACAGCACATTCCAGTTAGACTATTCCTTTGAATTTAAAGATGACTTAGTTCTAATCAATGGAACGACCAACTATACTCCGCTGTTATCCTATCAACCCTCTCGCGGCAGAAAATGATAGTCAAAAAAAATCTCAAAACTACATATAGCATTAATTCTCGGAGCAAACGGTGACCGGTCTATTCGCTTCATAATCGTAAAACAAATATTTAAAGTGGTGGAAATAACAACGGTGCAAGAAAAACCAACGTTGCGATTTCCAACGATTAACCGCTTGACTTTTATCTCCATTGTGATATAATGGAGATATATTTGGTAATGAAATGGATACTTTGGTAAAACGATGGTACGAATTATGTATTTATATCACCTAACATAAATATTTAAAAAAGTATTTTAATAAGACGTAAGTTATTTAAGATTAAAGTGGTTTTGTGGTATAATAAACACTCGGCTGCACATTTTTAAAACTTATTTGAAAACCCTTTAAAGGCGGTGAATATAATGTCTTTCATTGAAGAGCGTCCTCATAAGATTGAGCTTCATTCCGAAAACGGTCAACCCGCCCCAAAAGACTGGAAGAAGACTTTTGGAAAACTTATATTCAAAGCTCTCAATATTAACGAATCATTCGATTATTTTGCTCCGAATAAACGATACGAAGGTGAATTCGGCGCTACTTCTGATAAACCCGAACTCAAAAAAATCTTAGTCACTTTTGACTACAGCGAACATATACCCGAAAAAACAGCTATATTCGTCGAGGTGTTAGACGCGCTTATTTCTATTGTCAAGTCGCTTTTCAGACACGATGCCGCTTCTTGGAACCAGGTGAAGGTCATTATAATGAAGTGGGCAGGAGTGAATAACGAGTGCGAGTTGTTCCGCTTCTGCAAGCCTGAATTAGTTAGGCGCAATATGGTTGACTATGTCAGCAAGGGTCTTTCGGAAAGCACGACTAAATCTGATATTAAAGCCTGGGCCGAAAAGACCTCTAAAATAATTGCGGAGAACGGAATTACGATTAGCCTGATAATCCATATAGGTAACTTCAGAGGCGAAGTGACCGAAGAAGAATCCCACAAAGAACACTATGAGCGTATATCAAGGGCAAAGCAGAAGACGTTATGGTTACTGACATAGTCGGGACAAGAATCGAAAACACTCGTTAATAAAGAATTTTAAAAAATCAAAATAGCTCATTGAAAATTTAAAAGAGGGTGAAGAGAATGACTAATAGCGCAGCCGAAACAAGCAATCCCAAGATAACTACGGTAGTAATACCAGCTACGAGTGCAGACATTTCAGGAGATATACCCAAAATAAAAGATTTAATTCAAGATAGCGTGTTTTATCTCGAAACCATTACGAAGTGCCGATATTATCCCGTTCCGACGATAATCGTAGATGAAATACCGCTGAAAGACAGAGAAAATTATAATGAAGAAGAAGAAAATAATGAGGGCAGGGAAAACCGTGAAAGCGACAGGGAATGCGAAATCCATTTACTGGGAGTGTATTTTCATCCAAGGCATACTCCAACCCCGGACCTTATTAAAAAACTCGGAAACTTTGGCTATAATGATGCTTTTATTAAATCCCTTTCAACCAATGGAGTGGTGGTTATAGGATATAACCAGTGTAGAACTTATGCCGACCGTGAAAACCAAGGAAATGCCCCAGACCTTTTCTGGGACATAATGAAGGCCGTGCTGATTCACGAACATGCTCACGCTATTACGGTCGAGGGTATTAATTCTAAAGATGTGCAGTTACAATACCCCATCGGCAAGTTTTATAGAACCCTCGCGGATAAAATCGTCTGTGAATCTATTGCAGAATGGCTTAGTATGAATTACTACAGAAACAATACTATAGTTTTTAAAATCCTTAACGAAGATGCACTAAATAACAAAAAAAGCTTATACGCTTGGCCTTATGGAGGCGCTATATACCTGGAAGAAGCATATGAAAAAGACACGGAAATACTAATGAAAACTTTTGACAGTTTTAGGGAAAATCCCGAAAATGCTATTCCCCTATATTTAAGTGACGCAAAAGAAATCATTATAAGGCTGTTTTGCGCTTACAAAAATGAAAAAGATTTCGAAAAATTGCGTAACCAAGCTTTAGTAAACAAGAACAGTTTGATAGAAGCTTTAAAATTCGTAAGAAATGCATACTTTATAGAAAAATTAATTAATGGTGACCCGAATCTCATGGATATTGTCAAAGAGAAAGATTCGGGCGTTTATACAGTCCTTCAAGATTTTAAACGCCTACAAAGTGACTATAACTATTCTCGTGACACCGAAACAGAAGAAGTTTAAAGTGATGTGTTATATCGTTGCATAGTACCCGACAACCGAATGGACCTACCCATTCTGTAGCCAAACAGAAGAAAAAGGTCTGACTATCGCGTAAAAGACTCACGACTAAATTAACCTTTTTAGAGCAGGAGTGCGAAATTTTAAAAACTGTTTGGTATATAAAATCAGTAAACTTGATGAAAAAAGTAACCAGATTAAAAGTTATAAATTCAACCTATCAGAGACTAAAAAAGAGATACGTAGACTTCATCGATTATTCCTTGGGGAGGCTCGCTATGACAAATAATCATGTTCTACCACCATATGACCACAACCTGTCCATGGCCAACCAGAAGGAACTGGAACGACTCATGGACTTAATCATAGCCGATAACATCGAAGCTTTAAAGGAGCTGGCGAAGTGATGAAATCTATTGGAATCGATAATGTATTCCTTTTCCACGCTAAGATAGCGGAGATGGCCGGAGGAGATAAAAAAGTCCGTGATGCTTCGCTCATCGACGCTGCTATAAAAAGAGCATTCGCTTCATTCGATTCCAATGACCTCTTTCCAGCCCTCGAAGATAAAATTGCCGCCATAAGCCATGGTTTGATAAAGAACCATGGCTTTATGGACGGCAATAAGCGTATAGGCGTCTGTATGATGCTCCTGCTGACCAAGATGAACGGTATCAACCTGAACTACACACAGGCCGAATTGGTTGACCTGGGACTTGGAACCGCCGAAGGAAGATACGATGAGCGATATGTCCGGGAATGGATAAGTCAACACGAGAAAGCCTGATATTTTTTTGAAATACTTAACTATCGATAAATATTTAATAAAGAATAACTATAAAAACGATTATTTTGCCGTCTGGTTCGATTGAAAATTATACCTCGCCAATAAGCCCTTAATTTATTTAACATTTACCTTCGTCAATGTCGGTTTTTAAAAGGTTGTTTCAAATCACGAAATTAACCCGGCATGTTTTATGCTTATTAATTATTATTATAAATATTTGAAAAAGTTAATAGTTTAACGTTAGTGTTCGAATAAAGGAGAAAGGTGATAGTTATGGCACTTATAAAAAATCCAGGATGCGTGAAGCGGGTTTCAGATAAAGTTAATGTATGTCCCAGCAGTTCTTGTCCCGCCGATAAATTTGATTCAGTCATCGCTCAACAAAAACTAAATCAATTGTGGATAACCTGCCGCAACGACTTTTTTATAAAATCAATTAACGATTATAGCGCGAAAACCCTTTCTTCATTTATAGCTTTAGGCGTAAATGTCAATGCGAAAGACGTATTCGAAATGACACCTCTTTTTTATGCCGTTCAGAGAAAATCCAAAGCAATCGTAAAACTATTGATAACTCACGGAGCAGATGTTAACGCTAAAAACGGTTGCGGGGAAACTCCACTTCACTGCGCTTCATGGGCAAAGCTAAAAGACATAGTCGAATTGTTGTTAGCCCATGGCGCTGATATCCATGCTAAAACTAATGCTGGAAAGACCGCATTACAATTGAGTCGTCACAAAGAAATTTCAGAGCTATTGATAGGTCATGGCGCGGAGGTCAATGCTAAAGATAATAGTGGCTGGACTCCGCTTCATAACGCAGCCTGGAAAAATTTGAACGACACCGCTAAATTACTTATAGAGCGTGGCGCTGATACCTACACCGAAGACAATGAAGGAAGGACACCACTTGATATAGCGGCCAAATATGAATCGAAAGAAACCGGGAAACTATTGAAATAATATGAACGCAACAAAAAGAGTTGACAGCCATATCGAACCTCCAAAAAAACTACCATATATTTGTCCAGAGTAATGAGCGTTTCCGTATAATGTAGTGGAGGTGGTTGAAATGTCAAAGATAACAGAGATTATTAATGCAAGCCCGAGGTTCGCTAATGGTTACGACCTCCATAAAATCAACGACCTGTCACAATACTACTGGGAACTGCTGGGAGAGCCTGGAAAATATATCGAAATAGCCGCCGAATTAAAGCGTCTTAACGACAACGGTTTGCCGACGATTCCATACCTTATTCGCCTGATAGAAGCGTATCCCGAAGCCCCTGATGTCTTATCCGAAATCAAAAATGCTTATCTTAAAGAAAATAATACCATAGCAGCCTTTAAATACTCGTGCGAAATGGCCCGTATATACCATAGTGTCGGTTCAATAAAGCAAAACAATAAACTTTTGAAAATCTTCACAAGCGGAGAAATAGCGACAGAGAAAAGCGAACTTATAAGGCATGGCGCTGAACTATACGGTTGGTTCGATGATTATATTGAAAACATGGACCGCGAGGAGGGCAAACATGATAAACAATAATCTTTTCGGAGAATACTTTAAGTGTCTGCGTATAGAAAGGTCTCTCACATACGAATCCGCCCTCATAGGTATGGGATTGCCTATTGAAGAGACATGGATTTCCCGGCTTAAAGATGCTGAAGAAAAAGGCGTTATTAAGAACAGATTTTTCAATAGAATTAAAGCCTTTTACGGCGTTACAGAGGAAACTTTAAAATCTATCACTAAAGCGGCTAACGAACACAGGATGAGAAACACCGATAGTGGAAGGTTTTACTCTTTTATGAAACAGATAATAGAACAACGTGATTTAATCCTTGCGACCCCGAAATACTCTAATATTACCATTAATGGCGTATGGTTACAGTCGCCATATTTCGGGGGCGGACCTTTACATCTCGGAGCTTTATTGAAGCTATGGTCCGACGAAGAACTGGTGTGTAAATGCGAAAACTGTGGCGGAAACGTCTATATGGTAGAGGGGCTTTTGATACTTTCAAACTGGAGACATAGCGGGCTGTGCATAGAATGCGGACGTTATTATCGTTACTATTCAAACCATCCTGAATTCAAACGGAATTTTTTGGACGCATGGAAAGTGTTATCGAAATATAGGGGAGAAAAAACAAGCGACAAGCCTGCCACCGTGAAAGAAATGCTCAGAGACATACTAAAGAACGAGGAGCATTACGAAGACATAGTGAAAGAATACCACCTTGATGAGAATGACGATAAGCCGGTAGAAATCGAATTCGAGCCAGGCTATTTATGTTTCAAAGGCCATAAGTTAACTCTATAAGAAATGCGGAATATACGAATCCAGAGGTGTTGATTATGAACGAAAACAAAATATTTGCGCCGGATTTAACGGACTCTCAGGCCGTAATAGACCTGTATTGGGAACAGAAAGGGAAACCATTCTATCAATACACGATTTTAACAGAACTGGCCAAACATAAAATTATAGGCGATTCCCAAACAAGTTATTTAATAACGCTTTTCGAACATTATCCAGACTCTCCAGGTGTCCTTATAATGCTGGCTGACCATTTCCATAATAGCGACAACTTATTCGCAGCGTATATAGTTTCGAAAATACTTGTTTTCGCGTATCCGGAAGTTACTGATTTCGTTAAGAAGCACGAACTTATAAAAATACTTATGGATTTTCAATTTTCATCAGGTATCGAAGGATATCACGAATTCGATAAAGCAATGGATAAATGGATGATAGGCGTTAACCTGTAGTTAGGCGAAATGGTTGAGAAGAAATATGAACGAAGTCCTCTCTTGTCACTAGTTTATCGTTTAAGAGTCACTAATTTACATGGTCCTAATCAAGAAATAAAAAGGAGTGGTTGTTATGACTAAAACAGCAATTAATCTGGTGTTTTTAATGGTTTTCACCTTGGTCCTTGTAGGATGCCTTTCATCTGGTTCCGAAACAGTTACTTCCCCTATTTCAAATAACGTCGTATCCACAGAAAATGCCTCAATTACAACAACAACCCTCGACCAACTCTTCTCCAATAACGCCGAGAATAACCCTTCTTATATCCCCGCCGCTCCCCCTATCGCACACGCTCCGGCTAACTTCAAGGCCCCGTCTAAAATCGACTGGACTCAATTCGCTACTCCGGTAAGGAACCAGAGCATATATCCAGTCTGCACCGCCTTTGCAAGTATCGCCGCTATTGAAGCGCAGGAGAATATCGATAACAATATGAAGAAAGCTCTGGACTACTCAGAGCTCGACCTTTTCTACCGCTCCAAGGGCAAATCCGCAACCTATTACAAAACGGGCGGACTCATCTCGTGGTGCCTTGACTCAGCGAAAGCATTTAACGGGTATTGCAGAGAGACCGACGCACCTTACTCCCAGATACCTAAAACCCCCACCTATACCACCAAGATACCGTTGTGCCATAAGATAAAGAGCTATACCGGGTTCAATGGTGCGGACAATATGAAATACTACCTCCAGAAAGGCCCCATCGTTAGCTCCATGGTCTATTACCGTGACCTTAACTATTACAGGAGCGGCGTCTATAGCCCCAACACGACGGTTTCAGCGGGAGGCCATGCGGTCTGCGTGGTTGGATATAATGATGCTGAGAAGTGTTGGATAATCAAGAATAGTTGGGGAACAAGTTGGGGGAATTCCGGCTACTTCAAACTGGCATATGGAGCGGCTAAAATCGAACAGTATCAGAGTTATAGCGTGACTACGAAATAAGTTATAAATTACAGATAGGAATTAAATCTTAGGAGTGAGTGCTATGACTATAAAAACTCTGTTATTCAGGATTAATGAAGCAGTGGATATTAAAATCATTCGAAGTTATATTTATGAGTTGGGGCGGGAAGGTTTCAAGGGGAGTATTAATTTACATAGCCCAAACATATTAAGTTACGGGGATTTCAACTCTTACTATAAGAAAATCTATGGATGGTATGATAGTATAGCCAATTTATTCAGTAAGGAAGAAGAGTATGTGGAAACTTTGAAGGCCAATTTATATTCTAAGTCTTTCAAACATAACCAAATAGAGGCCAGACATTTTGGAATAAAACTGGAACTTTTTAAGGAGTCATTACAGACCCAGAGAGAGTTACTGGAAAAAGACTTGAATATTTTAAAGAAGTTTGAAAAGAGTCTCAGGGAAAGCACAAGCGGTTTCTATCACAACCGGAAAAAGCTTAAATATAAGGAGACTAAAATACAATTAACGGGAAATGAAGGAATTCAGGAGTTGTTGGAGATTATAAAAGACTATCTGAAAAACTTCTATCAAAGGTCTAACCTTTATATTACCATTGAGAATGAACAGATTGTCTTTCATTTAAAATACTGGGATATTACCTATCCTCTCAAAGATATCGACGAAAATATAAAAAGCAGACTTCTTGAGTTAGAGGAAGATTTGAACATTTTTAAGAACGTGAAAGCAGGTTCAAAATGAATGATTTAGAAGTAGGAAGCCAGATATTCGGTTTATACCTCAATAAAATTATATCAGAGGGTCAAAGAATTAGTTCCTCTGAGTTAGTTAAGAATTACTGGGGATATAAACACCCTAAAAAAGCCAGTCATTACTTGACGATAATGGAGAAATATAGCGATTATGAATTCAAAGGATTAGACCCTACTTCTTATTTATTGGAACTACTTAATGAGTATCCCGATGCGCCTGACATTCTTAATTTTTTAGCTCAGACTTACCACGAGAACGAAGAACATATTACGGCGATAAAATATTACATGAAACTTACCGAACTATATCCCTTTGTTAGTGATTACCAGAGGAGGGTAGAAGCTTGTCGTGCCTACATAGAAGCGGACAGTATGCCAGAAAGTGAAGAAACGCTTGAATGGCTTAAAAAACGATTACAGGAGATTTGGAACTAAAATAACCGAGAGCAACCGTGCAGAAACTCTCCGGAACCTGTATTATATATTAGGGAGATAATTCATGGGAGGGAATAAAAATGATAAAGACATTTTTATTCAATATTAATGAAGCAGTGGACATAAAGAAAATCGAAGGTTATATTCATTACTTGGGGACTAAAGGCTTTCAAGGCAAGATTGAAATAAGCGACAGGAATGTTCCGGACTATAATACTTTTAATGAAGAGTATAAGAAGCTTTACGATGTCTATAAAAGTGTTATAGGTAAATTCAGTTTCAGTATAGGTTATATTGAAAGTGTTAAAAGAGGATTACTTGCCAAATCCTTTAAAACCAACGATATTGAGCAAAGACATTTAAAACTTCAACTTGACCTCTTAATCGAAGAGATTGCAAGAATAAATAAAAAATTAGAAGAAGACCTGAGACTTTTAAAAAGAAATAAAAACATTCTTATCATAGATAGTTTGGCAGGATATTACCAGAATAAAAAGAATCTGGGATATAAAAACGGGAAAACCGTAATAGAAGGAGCCAAAAATATTCAGGACATACTGGATAATATTAGAGAGGAAATCCTGCTTCAATTTTATTTTACTTTCGACACAGAAGAATTTAAGGACGGCGAAAAGCTTGTTCTATCTAATAGTGTCTGGGATATTTCTTATGATATTGGCATTCTGGATAAAAACATAAAAGTCCGGTTATCGGAATTACAGGATGATTACAATATATTAAATAACCTATAACAGGAGGCATATCATGACTTCTCATAAATCAGGACATTATAAAGAAGGAATAAGATATTGGGAAGCAAATCACTCCGAAGGGAAATGGTTCGCTATCAAAGTTATGGATAGGCACACTTCATTACTGGAGAAGGGCGACAGTTTATTCCCATTCCTTTTAGAGATGAAGGCTAAATACCCTGACGCCCCTGATATCCTTCACTGGTTGGCGGAAGCTTATGAAAAGGATGATGATTACTTAAAAGCTCTTCAGATTTATTCAAAACTAATTGAATTATATCCTGCCGTTGAACATTACCGTAAAGATATTGAAAGCTGTAAAGCCTACATAGAAGCGGATAGTATGCCGGAGAGCGAAGAGACCTTACAGTGGTTGCGGAATAAGATAAACGAAATATGGAAATAAGGTGAATTATGAAGAAAGAGAAGAAGACTCCTTTCGGGATATTTTCATACTGGGAAAAGAAAGTTCCCAATGACCCTCTTTTTGCGGTTAAACTTATTCATAAATATAATGAATTATGTGCAAGAAAAATAGAGGGAGTCTTACCCTTCCTTTTAGAGATGAATGCTAAATATCCCGACGCTCCTGACCTCCTACGTTGGATGGGTTTGGAATATCAGAGGGAACATGAATATTTAAAGGCTCTACAAACCTTCGTTAAATTAATTGAATTATACCCTGATATGGAGCATTACAAGAAGGAATTTGAAGCTTGCCGGGCCTTTCTATTGTCCGACAGTATGCCTGGAAATGAAGAGACTTTACAATGGCTTAAAAAGCGATTACAGGAAATATGGGAATAAAATAACCCAGAGTAACCGCGCAGAAATTCAAAATTCCGTCGTATAGTAAGGCAGGGGGTGATTATTATGTTTGAAGATTTAGTGCCGAAATATTTCCCGACAAAAGAGAAATATATTGAAGTGGCTATGGGTATCGACCGCCTTAAGATTGATTATGGTTATGGGTCGCAAAAAGTTTATGATAAATTAATGGAACTCTTAAAAAATGACCCTCACAACCCTTTTTATGTAGAGGAGTTATATGAGTTCTATGTTATAAGATTTGAGTTGGATAAAGCGCGGGAAGTAATAAAAATGTTTCCGGTAGATTACCCCGAAGACATGATAGAGCATTGGGAAATTATTGCGGATTTGGATAATGATGTGAGCCGATTAGATGTCTACCTTAAAGTTTACCTTTGGGGGAATAAAAAAGTAATACCCGAAGATTATTTGAAAAAGATTGAATCTTCTATATTTGAAAGGAGTTAATATGGGTATAGATACCGCTAAAATAATAGAATTATTATGGGAAAATTGGGCTATAAATAATAGGGTAGATTTTTTAAATAAGATGAAACAGGCCATTCCTGATATGGTTCTTCTATCTCCTAACGACCCTTCATACAAAACTCCCATTGACTTGAAGATTTTTATAACGATATTTAAAACTTACATATTAGGCATTGATAAAAGAGTTAAAGATATTGACGCTCTTACGGAAAAAGTAAATAACAGAGGTATTAATAAGTTAGGGGGCAAAGTCTTCAATTTGACTTATAATTTTGAAGAGTTCAAGGATAAAATAAAAAATTTATTTCTAAAAGCATCTACTGATTGTAAAGTATTTTCAAATGAATATTCCCTTAATGAAGCCATTTTTATTACGGCAAAAAATGAAGACCCTATGAAAGTCATTAATCTTTATGTAAAGGATGGGGTCGCTTATTTATATGAAAGACTTTTAAATATTGAGAGTTATATTGTTCAAAAAGAGTTACATGGGGGTGATTTCATTATCAAATATGACTTCACCGATATTAAAAAAGAATTCAAAAAACTGGAACGTGCAATAGCCAAGGATTTAAGAGTGACTACCGATAATGCCAAGAAAAAAGGAAAAACACAAGAAGAAATATTATCACTTCTTATGAGGGAAGATGCGAAAGAATTAAATAAAGAGGAATAAAATAACCGATAGCAACCGCGCAGAAAGTTGAAAATCCGTCGTATAGTAAGGTAGGCGGTGATTGAAATGAATAGACAAGAATACAATAAATTACATCCCGAGATATCCAAAAACTGGGGAATATGGTCGGAAGAGATAGGCATTATCTATCTTGGCGAGGAAGGTTTCATAGATAGAGTAATGGTTAAGATAAACGAAGAACCTGATAACCCCTATTATTTATTGGATTTGTTTAGCCATTACATCACGGCAGGAAAAATAAAAGATATTTGGAAAAAAGGGGATGGAAAATCTTCCTTTAAGATGGCATTAGAAGTTATTAATTCAGTGATAGAAAAGTTCCCGGAGTTAAAGGATTATGCTGAGTGTGAGAGAGACAGAGAGCTTTATGTTTCTGGGAATGTAGTAGAGAATCGAGAGGAATTCCGGGAATTCTTTAATAGCGCGGACGAACTTGGGGAGATTCATGACCAATTATTAGGGATAGAAGACAGGTTAGGACACACATCCCTTGAGCTTTTCAATAAACTTAATGAATTGATAAATTTGAATCCCGGCAACCTCTTCTATCTGGGTCGTCTCTGGTATTTCTATATAAGACGGTTTGAACTCGATAAGGCTAAAGAAGTTGCGCTGAAAATGGTTGCGGCTGATAAGTATTATGAAAGTTATATTTACATGTTAATGGTAGAATAA